CGAACTCAAATCTGCAACACTCACCCCAGCTATTCTTAAAAAAATGTGGATAGAAAAGTGGGACGGAAAACTACCAGTCTACGGCAACGTACCACAACTCATGATTGCAAAGTAAAACACCTATAAGCGTCATGCCCCACACCACAATCGGGGCATGACACCTATTCACAAAGATGAATTGATTGCAGAAATAAAAGGAGAAATTTAAAACAGCAAAACAATGAAAACATACATCGGAACAAAGCAGGTTAAGGCTGAACCTATGAACGAATTGGCCGCAGTAGAGAAAGGTTACGCTCGCAAGAACGATGACAACCACGAATGGCGTGAAGGCTATCACGTGCAGTACACCAACCCCGACGACACAACCTACGACTCTTGGTCGCCTAAGCAGGTGTTCGAGAGTTCCTACAACGTGTGTGATGAGGGACAAGTCGCAATGGTGTGTTTCCCCTTAACTCATGGAAGTATCAACAAGGCTATTTCTCTGCTAACTCTTGGTGGAGCTGACGACAAAATGTTGGAGGATGTTGCAGCCAAAATAGAGAACTTGAAAAAGAAAGGGTTCACCATCATTTCTCCTGAGTTCTACAAGCAGGGCGATGAGGGAAGACAATTTGAAATGATGTTGCCTTTACTTGGATTAGGCATTAGCGTGTAATTCATGCGCCATCCCAAACGCAGAGCTAATCTGCTTTACAAACTACGTAGGAGAGGTGTTCACTGCAACACCAAAGAGCGGTGCATATACCTCCCCTACTTCCTATCTCCCGACGACTACCCACAAATCAAGCAACTCTGCAAAGAGTTTCACTTCTACGTTCAACTCATCATCGCCTAACATGGTGGGTTGAACGTCATTATCCTAAACTTAAAACTACCATTAACCAACACCCCTATATCTTTGCAATATATATGATAAAACTATTGGAACTGACACGACGTCCCGACATTACATTCTGTCGCAATGGTCGCATATCCATTACGGCAAGGGTTGCCAGGATGTTATCTCTGCACCCCGGTGACAGCATTAACATAGCATTCCATCTTGGCGAGTGCTATCTACTGTCCGTACGACATCCAAATGCAGTAGGACGACACATAGCACAATGTCACCGCACAAAAAAAGGCTCAAACAACTATTCCGCAAGTTCCGTACAACTCGCACGGCTCATGCTCGACAAATGCGGTATTACAAAAGACAAAGCTTCATTCGCTGTTGGACTGCCAGAAGATAACAACTACGGAGAAACGATTGTTCCAATAATATATAAAGACCCATTGCTATGAATCAAGAAATTAAATACAGCGGTTTCTCTGTTACACCATCCGACTATGAATGTGCCGATGGTGCGCTTGCTGCGTCCATCAACCTCATACCTGAAGAGGGTGCTTTAAAACCTATTCTTACGCCTCATGTTGACTTTACACTTGATAAAGGACGTAAGGTTGTCTATATCCATAAGGGTAATGATTATACTAACTACATCACAACCCACGAAGCAAATGGGTGCACCATATTCTCATACCACAATAGTAGAAATGCGTTCCTTTCGTTGCTGCAAGGCGAAACAATGGTAGACATAAATGCTATTGGCAATATGCTTATAGTCTCAACCAATAAACACCTTCATTATTGCTATTTCAAAGAAGATCGATACATCAACCTCGGCACAGAACTGCCTAAGGTGGACATAAAGTTTGCGCTCTCGGCAAAACCTGTATCATACAATCATTCTACAGATGTTTCTTACAGTGACTATAGCTCGGCTGAAGCATCATGGACTGACTATACAAATAAATCATTCACATACTCAAACGAAAAAGACTCAAAAATATTTGACATTTCATTTTCGCAAGATCTAAAGTCTGGACACGAATACAAAATCAAGGTAGATGGAAGTGGTTTTAATACCCTTACACTGTTTGCACAAAATAACACAACAAATGAATACGAAGCAATTTGTGTGGTACGCAGAAACCGTGAAACCATAATTAAATTTCCAGATACACATAAGTCTTCTTTCAGAATTAGGTTATATGATAGCAATTTAGAAACGCCAACAAAAGCAAGCGGAACAATCGAAATTCTTGAAGGTTTTGAGAAAAAAATTACAGGTAAAGTTATAGCTTATAACGATAGCAATTACACAGCAATAGCAGCAGTAATCAATAAGTTCGTAGCTGAACAAGCCACAAACAAAGACAAGTTTATCTACCCATTCTTCATCCGCTACGCATTACGCCTCAGCGATGGTTCTCACGCACGTATTTCCGAACCAATATTGATGATTCCGAACTCTGGCTATGCACCTTTTATTTCGTTTAATTATGGAGATAATAAACTTTATCTATACGCATTCATTGCCGACTTACAGTGTTTATTCCTCAATAGTATAGAAGAGAAGTGGAAAGATATTGTCTCTGGTGTAGATGTGTTTGTGTCCGAACAAGTTTACCCATACAATCAAGGAGCTAATTTCGATGCTTCTAAAAACTTGTTCTCATACGCACTAATCAGAAAGGAAAACAATATTAACCAAGTCGAAGGAACAAGCTATGGTTATGTTGACTTGCCTGATGAGTATTACAACCATTATTACGGACGAGCAAAACAAGATCTATACGACGTAGCAAAAGACGTTTTCAACTTTGGCGATTTCAACGTGCGCGTAAATTGGCAAATTATCAAAATCGCACCTGTCGAAAACACAAGAGAAAAGTTAGAGAACGTAAGCCAATTCTACCTCGCACACTCTTTTGACTTCGACGAAATAAAAAAAGGCGTTGATGATACAGTCACTGAAAATTACACCACAATCAAGCTCAAAGAAGGCACGCTTTCTTCGTTGGTAGTACGACAGCCATTGTCCGACGACCAACTATCTAATTGTACATTCCTTAACGCACACCTCACAACTTACAATCAAAGACTTCATCTTTTCGACTACAACCTGCAACACGCGAAGCCAACTATCCCAAGCCGACAAAACGGACAAATCTACCGTTACGATAGCTACGGAGAACTATACAAATTGCAAGTCTTTATACGCACAGCGCAGGGAGAACGTATTGTTGAGTGTGATGCAGATGAAGATGATTACAACTACTCAACCGACACAACCTGGTTCTTCTATCCACACAATGGAGCCTACAGAGCCGTGCTCTATTTTAAAGGAACAGACAATAAAACAAACATCGCTACCCTCAACCTCAAACAGCACCCAATCTTAAATGGTGCCTACTGGATGGCAGACACCATAGACGGTTCAATGGTCATCACCTCCGTGGTCGATAGCGACAACGCAGCATGCGCACAAGTTGATGACATTTCGCACTACCCAAACGCAGTGTTACAAAGCAATGTGGCAACACCATTCCTTTTCCCATCAAGTCTTATGACTTCATTGGGGGTACAAAAAATCAAAGCACTCTCTTCTGCTGCAAAGGCTCTCTCGCAAGGGCAGTTCGGACAATTCCCCCTCTACGCATTTACATCCGAGGGTGTGTGGGCTTTAGAGGTTTCCACAACAGGAACATACACAGCTAGACAACCCATCACGCGCGACGTATGTATAAATAACAATGCTGTCACACAACTCGACTCGGCTGTAATATTCCCAACAGATCGCGGAATAATGCTGCTTAGCGGTTCACAAGCGCAGTGCATTTCCGAAGCCATCAACTCTGAATATCCGTTCGATGTGCGCAAACTGCCAGCTTTTGAAAAGCTACACAACATGCTCAATCACAAGCCGAGCACTGACAAATGCTTGCCTACCCTACCCTTTAGCAAATTCTTAAAGCAGTGTCAAATGCTCTACGACTACGTGCACCAACGCATCATTGTTTACGCACCAAACATTACATACGCTTACGTTCTTTCGCTGAAAACAAAACAATGGGGAATGATGTTCTCTAACATTACTTCGCACATTAACTCCTACCCCGAAGCATTGGCAATAGATGATAACAACAATGTACTAAACTTCTCTGTACAAAACGCTGAAGCTGTTAAGTGCCTATATGTTACTCGTCCGCTAAAGCTCGAAGCAGCAAATGTGCTGAAAACTATCGACACACTTATTCAGCGTGGAATGTTTAGCAAAGGGAATGTCTCTACAGTGCTCTATGGTTCACGCGACTTGCAGAACTGGTACCTTGTTTGGTCAAGCAAGGATCACTATTTAAAGGGGTTCCGTGGTTCTCCCTACAAATTCTTCCGAATTGCAGGTGTAGCCACACTCTCACCCGATGAAAACATCTTCGGTGCATCAGTAAGTTTTGCACCTCGACAAAACAACAAGATAAGATAAAGATATTGAAGTCGTCTAAACTTTTATGAAGTTCAAGATTTGCCTTTATTTTTGAAGCGATTTTGGGCATTGAAGAGGGAGTGTAGCGAGCTACACGACCGATGAAAGGTCGAAAAGCGGTCAAAAAGAGAGGTAAAGATTGAATTTAGAAAAGATAAAAGTTTAAATCTAATCTTCGTCAGAAAAGTTTAGACGACTTCATTATATAGGGACCTTAAGGATTCATTGTTTTTAGGATTTAACTAAAGAGCCGGGATGCGTGATGCACCTCGGCTCTTGCTTATATTTCATGAAAACCAATGTTGTTTAAGTCTCACACGTTCCATTCTTGACTGAATAGATGTGCGAATTGATGTTTCGGCTTCAGCAGCTTTTGCAAACCACGTTTCTGCCTTTTGTGGATTGGTTATACTTAACCAATCTGCTACGCCCCTACACACAAGATATTCATGTATCAGTCGCTCCACAAGGGTTAGAGTGGTTTGCGACATTGTGCTCGGCACGTTCATTACTATCTTATACTGCTCTCGTTCCTTTAGTTCATCGTTAAATTCGGTTTTATGAATTTCTTTCTTTGCCCAAGGATAGAGCATTTCACGGCACATGGATATGCCTAAATCTAATACTCTCGTAACACGGTCCACATTGCCTTCTTCTCCCACGTCTGCTACCATGTGCTTGGCGTGTTCGGTATCAGGTGTCATTACATGACTCTCCACATAGGCATTGTTCTTGATGTCATAGAGTAGTTGGGAGCGCATAAAATTTAGCGTTACCTTTTGTTGCGCTCCCTCGTTTACAATACAGCAACTCATAAGCTATCCTCCTTACTCTGTTGGACGCTTCGGACGGCTACGCTTGCTCACAGCTTGCTGAATACTCTGCATGCTCTTCTGCGCAAGGGCTATGTACTGTTCAGCGTCTGCCTTGTTGGTCACCATGTACCACTCGGCAATGGCTGAGTTCTTCAAGTAGTCGTGAATAGCCTCGCCAACACCGGTGGTTGCTGCCTCGTTGAAGTTGCTCGGCATTTTGAGGCTTAGCGTCAGGTCTGTGCTGCCGTCATAGTGGCTGTTATCTGTGGTCGTTCCGTCCTCATCGAGGTAGTCCGACAATTCTGTCTTCACTTCGGCAAGGCCTTTCTTGATCGAGCGAAGAATTTTTTCGCGGTTCTCCTCATCTTCTGAGGCAAACATACTGGCAACTTCCTTGTGATTCTCTGCATTCTGAATGGTACGACCGCGCAAAAAAGTCTCATTCATAATGTCGTAAAGCAACCAATTTATCTTGATTGTTGCCGTCACTTGTTTCTTTGAACCTAATGTATTTTCTTGTCCCATATTCTGTTGTTTGTTTTGTTTAATCCATTGGACGGGTGGGTTTCTTACGGCTGTACAGCAAACGTTCCGCACCATTCATCATTTCTCCTGCTTGGCTAAAATAGTCCTTTGCTTCGCCTTTATTGGAAAATTTAAACCATTGACCAATAATGGATGCAATAAAGAAATTGCGAATGGCTGACTGCACATTAGCCGTCAGTGACTTGTCGAACGATTTGCTAACCTCCAATGTTACTTCGTAGACAATTTTAGTAGATTTATCCACGTCAACACTTTTTGTCTCACCACTCACAACCATCTCTTTCAACCTCTCGTTAGTGGCAAGTACTGATTCTTCCCAAAATCTACTAAGGTCTGAGAGGTCGCTGTCTGTAGCAAGAATGCGATCGCGTGCGTTCTCGTCGCCATTTATCAATTTTGCACCTGTGTAATCTGTAGCCTTGGCTACTTCTTCATACACATCGTCCTTTGATACTTGTATGGTAATTGTTTCCATGTCAAAAAGAAAATAACGAATACGTTAATCCTATACCTATATAGGGCTGCATGCCGTGTGGACTATATCCATAACCTGCCATAACACCAATGTGCCATTTCTTGGGAGGTTGCTTTTCTCTGTATTCTACATATTCATGCTTGGGATATACATAGATACTATCAAGTTGTACGTCATATCCGCTCACCCATGCAGTATAGTCGTCACTCTTATACATTTTTTGAGTGATTGGAATTTCAACTTCTGCACTGTCCTCTATTATAGGTTTCTCCTGTAAATAGCTGTTCCCTGATTGAGTGTCTGCACGAATTTTTAATTCTGAATTTTCACCTATCTTAGCCAGTGTAACGGTCTTGTAAGTCAACACTACACTGTCTACAGGTACAGGATTTAGGTAAGGAATCGTATCTACGATTGTTACTCTTGTCGTGTCGCATTTATTAGAGGGGTGCTCTTTGTTATGCACAGTGTTTCTTAGCAAGAATACTATCAAACAAAATGCGATAAAAAAAGCTATTACCTTTGTGATGGTATATACTAATTGCTTCTTATTATTCATAATAGTCTTTGATAAATTCTACAATAGCGTTCACGTGTACGGCTGTCACCTTCTCCTTGCCTTCCTCGCTCAACAGCAGGTCAACGTCTTCTTTGTTGTCTTGAAAAAGGTTCTCCGTCAATACTGCAGCGCAAAGCGTATCACGACAAATAGCAAGGTTCTGTTCAACATATTTGCAAAAAGGCACACAGCGGTTACCCTTTAACCCTTGCTGCAATGCTTCGTTCCAAAGATACTGAGCAAACGCCTTACTCTTCCACGAAGCATTCTTGCTAACATGTGCCGAAAAACCTCGCGCCTCATGCCACTTACCATCACCTCCTGCTGCATTGTTGTGGATCGAGACAAGCAGCACATTCTTAGCACCCTCCTTTTTGCAAATGTCATTCACACGCTTGCAGCGTACTGATAGTGCAATGTCTTGCTCCTCCTCTACCACGCGCTCTGCATGATAACCCATACCGCGAAGCTCATTTACAACGCGTGTCGCAATCTCTCTTGCATACGCATATTCACGCAATCGCTTGTCGGGGCTGCATTTACCTGGTGTGTTTACACCATGTCCGTTGTCAATTAGTACAATCATACATCAATAGTTTAAACGTTGATAGAAATCTGTTTTTATATTGTCGTAAGCGAGTTTCACGTTTGTGTAAGCACGTGCATTGTTTTCGCCATCCTCGTTATATATTTCACTCTCAACAACCTTAGCTACATCTTCAACCCATTCAGGACTACAAAACTCTGAGAGTGCCTTATTATGGTAGGTGAATGGGTCAAAACGACTATTCCTATCATCATGTATCACTTTCAAAGACTTGCGTATTTTTACTGCGGTTGCCTCATGGTCGCTAATGTGGTTCTCCTTTCTTACGCGCTTGATTAAACGGCACACTTGCTCTACGCTCAGGTCAAAAGCAAATCCTGTCAAGTTCCGTATGCGCAACTGGGTCTCTGGTTCAAGGCGTTCTGCCAATCTCTTTATGGTACTGTTATTGTCTTGAAGAATGTCTAATAAATTGCGTAGACACTCTTGCTGCTCTAACATGCGGTTTACCATTGATTTAAACCATTTGAATATGGCTATCATCATTGCTGCTGAAAGAAGAAGAAAAAAGGCTGCTGTAACAGCCATTAAACCAAAGTCGCTAATTCCCTTAGCAACTTGTGTTACTTGACTCACATCATTCATCTGCCTAACAGTGTTACTCTTATTAAGCGTCCAACAATCACCCCTGCCATCGTACAGCCGAAGTCTATCCAATCCCACTTGCCACCCCACAACTTGTTTTTAAGCTCCAATGCACCAGCAACTCCTGCTCCAGCATACAGCGCACAGTAGGTATCATCAGCTCCAAAACCAATGAGAGCACCACCCACAACATACTTGCCGTGATTGCTTGATTTTAACCATGTAATAATCTTTTTCATTGCCATTATGATTTTATGTTCTTGGCAAATTTAGCGACTTAACTAGTAAGCGTCGTTTTAACTATTGTAGCAAAAAAAGAGGAGCAAGATTTCTCATATTCCTCTTATTGATGATGTTGTGATTTCGAAGTCGTCTAAACTTGAATTTAGAAAAACTCAAAAGTCAAATCAAATCTTCGTCAGAAAAGTTTAGACGACTTCTACGTTCCTATTGCTCAGAGTGATCTCCCAACAAAGGCAATGCTACTCCTGTAACTATTGAGCATATATACTGAATTATTTCCATCGGCTCTTAATCTGTTATTTAAGTTTTGCCTCTAATGCTGATACCTTTTTCTCGAGTGCTACTATACGCTCATTAAGCGTTTGTATGTCTTCACTCGCCTTGTTCAACGCAGTCACCTGAGTAGCCGTCATCACACCAGCCTTGGCGGTTGTAGCCTTAGAAATTGGAAAACTACGTGTACCACCAGTAGTAAAAATAGGAGTTACAATGTTCACCGCATCGGCTGTAGAGTTTTCTTCACGGAGCGAAAAATCATCAAGCCTACGATACACATCCCACTTTAACAGCCCCGTGCCCCCCGTCCATGCGTTGGGTAGTTGTACTTGGCTATAGTTGCTTTCACTGGTATCATTGTTAGCTCCCCAGTGCTTGATGCGGAGGAACTGGTTATAGTCGCCATGTTGGTATATCCATATCTTACTACTTAATGCCGTGTGCATTTCGTCACCACTTGCCGAATAGATGTAGTTCTCACTTGTGCCTTGAACGCCATCTTGGGCTGTGGCACCAATTGTTTTAAGTGTGATGCCTCTCCAATAATAAGTCTTGTTAGTAGTTACATCTATGTAGATTTTACAACTATGAGGAACACGACCATCTGCATCTGCAGAAAGTTCTCCAAATAAGTCTCCATCTATCCAGTTGTTGTAGTACGTAATCGTTGCAGGCAAGAATGGCGATGTAGAGGGCTGTTCATATTTCAACATAAAGACTTCTCTATCTTTGCTGTATACCACACTGCAATTCTCGTCTGATGAATACTTGTTTAATGAGACTGTTTGAGGAGTTATGCCGCTAACCATACCGCTAAATTCCAACACATTCTCTGGCAAATACTTGGATGGTACCTTACCTGTTTCGTCCAATGGCGCAAGTCCGTTGGAATGTCCTTTAGTGTTCTTGAATTCCGTGAGGTCTTCCTGAAAACCTTGCAGACTGTCGTTAAGCGCTTTGACGTCTTCGCTCGCCTTGTTCAGCGCAGTCACTTGAGCAGCTGTCATTACACCTGCCTTGGCGGTTGTAGCCTTAGAAATTGGAAAACTACGTGTTCCCCCCGTAGTGAATATAGGAGTTACAATGTTCACCGCATCGGCTGTAGAGTTTTCTTCACGGAGCGAAAAATCATCAAGCCTTCTGTACACATCCCTTCGCAAGACACCATTTCCACCTATCCAAGCATTAGCTACCATTACTTGGCTATAATTGCTCTCACTGGTGTCGTTGCTTGCCCCCCAATGCTTAAAGCGTAAGAACAAATTACCGTCACCGTGCGTGTACGTCCATATCTTGCTACTCAATGCTGTGTGCATATCGTCACCACTTGCCGAGTAAATGTAGTTCTTAGTTGTGCCATTCGCAGAAGTCTGCACCGAGGGCATCTTACCCTCCAAAGTGCTAATACGCGAACCTTGCGAAGCTACCGCACCATTCAACTCATCATAGATGGTTTTCCACGCTTCCCAAGCACCATTTTTATGATATCTATAAGCAATAGTCACGCCCTTACCCGTGTTCGAATTTATAGCGTTATCACTCACCATCAAGCTACCCTCAACCCATACAGCCGAGATTTGCTCTTTGGCATAGAGCAACGTAAATGTCACAAAAAAGGGCACACCACCCAAATAGGCTACATACCGTCCGCTCTTCAAGCTGTTATAAGTAAGCCCGTCCAAGTAGTTGTTGAAAGCTTCGCTTGAATCAAAGCTACCCAACGTCCCCCCCAACCAAGGCTTAAGCGTTTCAATATAGGCGTCAAAATATTTCGTACTATCAACCGTAGGATTACCCCTCAGCAGCGGATTACCGTTGCTGTCAACCTGCGCCACCCACGTGCCACCATCGACCACATATAGCTGCCCAAGATGATCTGACGCCACACTGCCTTCTATGGTCACCAATGCCCACCATCCTTTATGGGGATTAGGGTAAGCCTCGCGTAGCTGTGCTGCCGTCTTGAACAGGCCTTTGTTCGGGCCTTTGATGTTCTTGGCTTCCAGCCAACCTTCAATAGTTAGGTTGTGACCAACCTTAACCGAACCGCGTATGGTGGTCTTTCCGCCAATGTTCACATCACGCCCAACTGAAACATCTCCGTCTATCTGTTTTGTTGGTATTGAACTCATTATTCAAATATGCTTTTTGCCAAGGTGTTCATTGCGGTTGCTTGCTCGCTTGCACCATAGGCGGTTAATACTAATGCTGCCGTAGTATAGACCACGGATGTGTAACAACGCTCGCTGATGTCTATACCGTCTTCATCGTCTATGCTCGGATAGGGGATGTATGAGGCGCGTTTTACGTAGGCTTCTTCGCTATTGCAACTATAAAACTCTAAAGCCTTGCCTTCTGCACGATTCACAATAGCACACACTGGCTTCTGAACATTGCCACGAATTCCCTTGTATCTCGAAGATTGTAGGTCATACAATGGGTCGTCTGCTGATATGGCCATGTAACACGTGCGCTCCCAATCGCTCATGCGAAAGGCTACAAGGCGCATAAAATCATCGGGCAATAATACCCAACCACTGCCCTTACTATCCCAATAAACAGCATCGCCAAACACGTGACCTTCTTCAAGGAAATGTACAGGAGCTGACGATTCTACACGCTGAACGGCTTCGACGATCTTTGAACGAATAACGTCATTCAACGATAAGGTGTCAATATCCTCATCGCTGATGAGCTGATCGCTTGTTTTGTTTTCATCAATGGCAATACGCACATCGCGCTCCACGACTTCGATTTTGTACACCATATCGTCGTTTTTTACTCAGTTACAAAAATGATTTTCACACCATTGGCTTCACCTGCTGCGATAATGTCGGCACGAGTTCTCATTGCACTGGATTTTACTCCATACGACTTAGAGAGAAAGTCTTTAGCTTCTTGATTTGAATTGAACTCCACCTCTGTAACTACGTTCTCTGTGGTTTCGTCCGCTGTAGGTTTTTCACTTGATTCGTCAACAGTAGTTTCTATAACGTCATCTGAAACATCCTGAACTAACGATTCACCACTATTTTTCAAGTCTGCGTTTTCAACGGACTCTTTCTTCGCATCTGCGTTTAAGTTGCGCTCAATATGAACTTCCTCGTCAAGTTCAATAACATTCAACTTCTTAATAAGACCTCGCTTAAAGTCTCTGCAATTTTCAATCGCATGCTGAGTAATAAAGTCCGTAGTAGTAAAATGGGCTGGGTTCTCTCCCATCGCAGTCATACTACCATCACTGAACAACACCTTAAGCGTAGCTCTACCAATCTTAATTATGGCTTGATACTCCATCATGCCGTTCACACCATAGGTAATTCTTTTCTTTTTCATTCTTCTTGTTGTAATAAAAAAGGCGGAAGGCATTACTACCTATCCGCCTTCAATGGTTGATATTAAGGGTTAATTCTTCACAGTAATTATGCTGCCGCCATTACGTCACCAGCATATTCAACCCATGCTTCATTCTTATACTGCCACATCTGACCATTAACAGCTTCTGCGTTAATGCCAGGACAGGCCTGAATAAGGTAATAAACATCACCTTCAACTGGAGCTGTAGGTGCCTCTGCACTATCCCACAAGTGAATTTGAACAGCACTCGTATTTTCGCTATCACCCTCACCGTTAATCCATACATGGCAAGAACCCTTTAGGGCAAGAGCATCCCACACAAGCATGGCTTCGCGTGTTGCCTCTTCACCCTCTACACGGTCTGTGGCTGTGTGTTCTGCTGAGTATTGGTAGTGTACCAAACGATCAGGAGCTACAATAAACGCTGAATTGCTCCACTTCAAACGGTCAAGCGTCGGGTCATGCTTAAACTCGATGTCACCAAACACGGTGTGGAAGTTGGTCACAACCCAACCAGCAGGGTTCGTCTTGGTCGTAATCTGAATTTCGGGATGCTTCGAATAGTCGATGCACTGAATATTCTCCAAGAAGTTCTTACCAGCAAGAGCAATAACATTCTTAGGAACATCTTCACCCGTATAAATCATCTTAGCCAAGGCGATAATCTCCTCAATAGTCCACTTGCCAGTGTGCTGCAATTCCTTCTTCACTTGGTAACGCACACCTTCTGTACAGTACACCGTCTGCACGCCAACCTTATCAGTCTGAACTCTAAACTTACCCTTGCGACCAGCATAAAGTGTACGGTTGCCACGTACCTTGAAATTCGTAATGGCTGCCTCTGCAATAAGTGCCTTGCCAAAAGGAATCTTCTTTTTCTGATGCTCAAAGTAGTCTGACACAATCTGGTTCATACCGCGTTTCTGAAGGTATACAAGTGTGCCTTGCGGAACAATCAAATCGGGGTCAACTTCCTTCTGCGTTTCGTAGAGCGCATTCGAGAGGATGATAAAAGTAGTGCCAGCAGGAATGTCAGGAGTAGTGCAATACTCATCACTCGTCTGAGCCTTCGGACCATTCACTGCACGACAAATGGGGTTACCTGTTGAGGGGTCGTGACCTGTAACGAACAACATCATGTCCTTACCAGGTGTTTTGGTCTTACCATCATCAGCATAACCATCAACACCCTTGGCAAGCAAAGTACCATAAGGGCGAGGAATTTCAGCATCATTGGCAAGCAAAGGCAAAATAAACTGCTTCGCACTACCAGCTGTAACCTTAGTCGTACCGGTCACACTCGAGCGAGGTTCATCAATCATGTAGTGTTCCACTTCGGGTGAACCTACTTTCACCTTCTTAGCCTTCAACATGAGCTGCATAAGAGGGGTATCGTCACTCTTGAACTTGTAAAGTTCTTGGTCGAGGTCTGTCTGAACTAGATTTCCAGGACCAACACCGCCTGTCGCGTCCGATACAGAACTAACAGTTGTTGCGGTACCAGGAACTTGGCTTGCTACACCTGCTGAACCTGGATTAGGGGTAGGATTAGTTCCACCCACTGCTACGGTTTCTCCGTCCATATATTAAAAGTTTAATTTGTGAATAATATTATTTACTATCAGTCTTAACAAGATTACCTGAAGAAATTCCACCCGTAGCACAAGCCAAATTACTTACCGATGCCATAGCACCACACAGTTGAGTGTTCAACCCAGCACTACCCTTTCTCGGTTTCAAATGCTTCCCTTCGGGAGGAAATTTTACAACTTCTCCTTTCATGCGATTTACATAGCTTCGTTAGCCAAGTCAAACATGTTTTGCGATCTATGTGCCATGGAAGCAGCTCCGTTTTTACCACTAAGAGGTGCCGTGCCGTCTCCCTTAGCACGTTTGCGCAAACCTTCTACAATCTTGTCGTTACGTCCAGCTACACGGCCTTCTTCACTTGCTGAGGCTACATCACTGTCATGGTTGATGGCATTCACGAACATTGCAAGGGTCTCTTTCGAGAACTTGCCCATAACACCGTCACGAACCACGGTCAAAACGGCATCCACTACAGCGTCAATTTGTTCGTCGCTCATGCCACGCTCTTCTTGGAACTGACGAAGGGTTTCAAGACTTGCGTCCATGTTCTTCTCATATTCCTCGTCAAGCTTTCTTGACTTGGCTACGCGTTCCACATACTCCTTGTTCGCTTCGGCTATCTGCTCCTGCATTTTAGGGTCATGAAGAACATCCTCGATATTAACCCCAAAATTCTTCACAAGACCGACATAAGGATCCTGCCCATTATGCATATCAGCTAAAAATTGGGCACTTCTCGGGTCAGCAGAAAACATGTCGGACATAGCTTTTTCTCTATCCTTGTAGCCGTTAAGGTCTTGCTCGTATTGGTCGTAATCGTCGTAAATCTGACCGTAGATTTCTTCGTCGTCTTCAAATTTCTTGTCTGGATACTTCTTACGCATACGCTCCAACTGTTGGTCGCGTCTGCTCTTAACTCCGTTATTATCAGCCATTATTACAAAATGCTTTAGGTTATTTCATATTCTGTGGCAAAAATAATGAATGAGTACTCACTTTCCCTTTTAACTTTTGTGACCTCGTATGGCTAACTTTGTATAGTTCACTCCCCTAATAAAATCTACTCCTAAACCTACATATCTTATGAAATATTTCGGAAGCATACTTGAGTTTACACGCGAGCGAAATGAAGACCTTATGAGGGTCTATCGTGAAAAACTATCAGAGGCAAGTATTATCGTCATGCCTGTAATTTTTGAATTGGTGGCACAATCACCGTCCTCGCGTTTTTGGGTAAGCGAGGAGAGAGCTGCTATTGTTATTTCGGCAATGGCTGCAGGGAGACCTATGCCACGAATGAGAAAGAATAAGCGAGAAATGTTTGAGGAAATTTTCAGAAGGTTTGTTGTGATGCACGAACAACAACCAGATAAGTCGGTATATGAGTTGGTGGCACTTATCGTAAACCAACCTGCACCGAAATTTTACCTCACCGCACGCACGGTCGGAGAGTTTATTTACCGAATAAAAAATGGATGGTATGAGAATCAATACAACAGATACAGAAATTGCACAGCTGCTCAATGAGAACGATCGAAGGAATAGCGTAATGTTTGCGCACTTCGACCCTATTACAGGAGAGGGGTCTATCGGAGAGCGTGTGCGTGTGTGTATCTCCGATTTTGCCATACCCGTCCAATGGCTCCCTGTAGAGATGATGGATATACCAATGGTCGAAAAACTCGTTAAGGCTGGCTCTATTGATAAATTTCTGACGTCTGTACTTGGTGTAACATCTAACGAAATAGATTATGTCAAGGTGTCGCGTAAACTCATACGATTACGCTTCAAACACGATTTCCCATTCTGGGCTGCAACGCTCGTATATATCCACAACAAGAAGGCTGGTAAAGACGTGCTGTTCCGACTTTACTATCCGCAGCGCATTTTGGTATCGCGCTTTGAAGCGAAGAGAAAAGCACGGCAACCAATTCGACTTATTTTATTGAAAGCACGTCAGTGGGGTGGTTCAACAACCACACAACTCTATATGGCATGGCTTCAATTCAACCATCGAAAGGGACTTAATTCGCTTATCATTGCACACCAGGGTACGGCTTCTGACGAAATTAAGGATATGTTCGACCTTATGATTAGCAAATATCCAGTTGAGTTCCTTCATAAGTTAGGAGAAACCTATTCCGAAAACGAGCCCAAACTTGTAGGCGTAGGTAAGTCTGGTTCTACGCATCGTGTTCCACAACGTAATTGTAAAATTAAGGTAGGTACTGCTGAGCGTCCTGACGGATGTCGTGGTGGTGCTTATTCTCTTGTTCACTTGTCAGAGGTGGGTTTGTGGAAAAAAACGGATGGAAAGTCGCCACAAGATATTGTTCGTTCAGCGTGCTCTGGTATGCTGCTCGAACCTTTTACTATGATTGTGATGGAAAGCACAGCTAATGGTACAGGTAATTTCTTTCACACTGAATACACAGATGCTGCAGATCCGTCTATTAAGTCTCAGTACGAAGCGTTATTTATTGCATGGTTCCAAATTGAGCAATACTCTAAACCTTTCACATCTACGGACGAGAAAAAGGAGTTTGCCCAAAAACTATACGCGAACAGAGAAAACGCATACGTTCCGTCAAACCGTGAAGAAAGTGGACAATATTTGTGGTCTTTGTGGGAAAAAGGGGCTACGTTAGAGGCTATTAACTGGTATGTGGAAGAAAGAGCAGGTAGAGCGGATTTTGGTGTAATGGCTTCGGAGTACCCTTCTGACGATGTAGAGGCTTTCGTCCATTCTGGTTCAATGGTTTTCGACAAATACTTAGTAAAGAAGTTTGAAAAGTTCTGCATCCCACCTCGATATATTGGCGATGTGTATGCCGATGGAGACGAAGGAGAGGATGCACTTTCCAATCTCCGTTTCCGTGCAGACAGGCAAGGATTGCTTTCTATATGGGCAATGCCTGAAACATTCGAAGGCTACGAAGTTGTCAACCGTTATCTTACCGTTGTCGATGTTGGTGGACGTTCCAATAAAGCTGACTGGTCTGTTATCGTGGTATTTGACAGGCTTAGTATGATTGATGGTAGCGAGCCGCCGTCTGTGGTGGCTCAGTGGTACGGACATTGCGACATAGACCAACTCGCTTGGCGTGCAGCACAGATAGCGGCGTTCTACGACAATTCTCTTCTGGTCATTGAGTCTAACACGTTGGAGACTCACGACAAGGAGCGCCAGGTGGAAGGTGGCGACCAGTCGCAATATATACTCAATCAGATTTCAGACATCTACCCGAACTTGTATGCACGCAAGCAGTCGGAGGATGAGATAAGGGAGGGCGCACCGCGTAAATATGGCTTCCATACCAATGTGTCAACAAAGCCGATGATTATCTCTACCCTCATCAAGGTGGTACGCGACCGGCTCTATATCGAGCGCGACAAACGCTGTCTGGATGAATACAACACCTATGAGCGAAAACAGAACGGTGCGTATGGTGCTATTACTGGCAAACATGACGACTTGCTTATGACACGTGCAATAGGTCTGCATATCTGCTTCCGGGAAATGGATATGCCTGAATGGGTTCCTATTGTTAACCGTACACTTAGAAAAGACAGAAGCCCCGTTTCCGAGGCTTCAATGTAAATAATGCCCCTACAAGTCCTCACGCTCAGTGAGGCTTAGAGAGGCATAGTAAGGCTTAGTACCTATGCAGACTGCAGCATCTGCTGCGCTTTAACTACTGCAGACATATTCGCGCCCTGCTGAATCTGCTGCACAAGTTCCGGAGAAATACCGTCCGGAGTCTTGTCATGTTCCAGCTGATTCTCTCGCGAACTGATGTCCTGCAACAACTCGTCGGCAAAAGGAAAGTTGCCATGCTTCAACAACTGCTTGACAGTAATGGCATTTGCTCTCCAAAGCTCGAGGAGTATTTCTTTTGACTGTTCACGGAAAACAGGAGTTGCCGAACTCTCTACAATCGAAAGGTCAAATTCTATATCACGTATCTTGCGAGGGTCATACTGAACCATCGAAGAATTTTTACCTTTAATATTAAAAGGACGAGCCGTATCATAGTATTGCTGAATGTTCTTGACATCCTTATACGCTCCCTCTATGATGAAATCAGAGAAAGTCTCAAGAAGATCAAGCAGCGACGTCGAGGAATTCTGAGCTTGCTGTGCGTATAGACTTGCCGACATGCCCGAATAGCCGGGCTTGCCCTGCAATGCTCCATTTACGCCGCTGATATCCTCGAAGAATTTCAACTGCATGTTCAGCAATTCTGAAATACCTATCTGTGTGCAGTTGTTGGCTATCTGCTGAGGCAATGGCGTTCCGGGCTTCGGTGTCTTGATTACGATGACTCCGTTGAAGCGTGCCCATTCGTCGGCAACGTCGTCCATTGACATTCCCTTCGGTAAGCAGTCTTCTGGGAATAACAGCACACCTTTTGCCGAAGCTCGCATAATCCAATCGTACATCGTAATCAAGCGGTTGACATAACGCTGCTGGTCTATCACGTTACTCACAAAGCTATGTATCTCACCGTCGATGAACGGATATGCTTTGAACACATACGGATGGCTCTTGTGCTCGTATGGGGTTTCGCCTTCTTCCAGAATGTCACCAAACGGAGTGAGCATATAATAATACCAGTAACTATCCATAAACCACTCCCAACGGATAAGCGGCACATCGCTCTCGTCCATACCAAGCTCACGGGCCTCTTGTAAACGCTTGTTGTTTTCGTCTGCTACAAGGGCTTGGAAATCCTCAATTTCTATCTTGAACACGTCGCCGTTGTTTACGTCATGGCAGCGCACGCGAGGCTTGGTTTCCTTCCTCCACACTTCTATTACACGACACCTCGATATATCGTAGGGCACAAGGAAGTCGTAATAACCTTGCAGAGGATACCCAAAGTTGTCAAACGTAGCACTAAGGTACGATTTGTCTTTGGCAAACTTATATATCTCTGCCAGGCGGTTGTAGTCTTTTTCGTTCTTGGCAAAGCGTCCGCATAGATCCTCAAACGATACGTCATGTATCTCGCCCACACACGAGCAGTCCCAGCCTCTGAAATCCCTCATATTGTTGTCTATAAAGAAGTTGTCGGGCTGCACATAGTCTGTCCAACAGTCCAGTTTGTTATTACGCCAGCCATACCACTTGCGATGAACGACAAGGCCAGAGATAAGGAATTCTTCAAATGAGCGTGCATTCACCTCTGACATACGGTTTAACTGCATGTTACATTGCAATACTGTGCTCATCGTCTCTCCATACTGCTGCTCGTCACGATCGCGAGCAATACAAATAGGCTCTTTCATCTGAGAACGAAATGTGCCCAGGGTATTTGACGTCAGTCTGCGGATGAGGTTGTTCTTCAAGGGCACGTTACCTTGCTTCTTAATAAGCTCCTCCTCGCGAATCGTGCTGCCGTTCACACAAACGTAGTCATCCCACTGCCGTCCGTAGGTGTAGTTCTTGTTACGTTCACGGTCTCTGCGGAACATATCCATAGCAAGCCAATACTGCTGGGCTTGCCACAATACCTCAAATGCACGGTTACCGCCCAACGTGTGCTTGGCTGTAGCTACGCTGTCCATTCCTTCATGAGGCATGACAGCACTCGCCTTATGTAATTTTCTTCTTGCCATAATTTTATAATTTGGGACGGTGCAAAGGTAATTTCTTGCACCGCCCTTTGTTGTTTAACTATTGTTGCTTACCATTTCGAATATTGTTCACAGCGTCAACAAGTTCTTTCTTCTTCTCGTTGAGTTCGGTTTCAAGCTCCTTGCGCTCCTCATCAGAGGTTGCGGCTTTCAACTCCTCGTTAATATCGTCAATGTCTCCCGAATAATCTTCGTACGTTTCCAATATGCGATACTCGGGCGAGTTGTTCAACCACGCTATCTTTTCCGCATAATCAAACACTCCGTCTGCCGTGTCGTTCTCATAATGGTTCAACCTCGTACGCAATTTCTCGCTTTCTTCCTTTATTCTGAAATACTCATTATTAACGGCTCTGTATTCTGTACGTTCGTCACCGTTTTTCACAAGTCTGTTCAGCAAGAGGAAACTACGAGGATCATACTCTCGGTTGCCAATAATAGTTTCACCCATCTTCGTAAGTTTGTCAATAGTTGATGATACTCCACCGAAAACACCATTCAACATGTATTCCACTTGTGCAGGATTTATGTCAATCATGCCACTCGTATAAGCATCACCACCTGTTGCCTCATTCAATACCTTAGATAAGCCTACCAAATACTTATTAGCACTCTTGTATGCCTTTGTCCATTCTGGCATATCCTTATTAAAAGGTGTGTCCTTGTAGATCGGCATACCTGTCCAACTTTCATTGCCAATCACTTCGGCTACAGGTTTTACGGCACTCGGAACGAAAGCCTTAAAACTACCACCTCCCTCCATAAAGTCGATTGGGAACATTTGACTTACTTGACTTGCCATTTGGTGCGCAAGTTCACCAGCAGTGTAGTGTTCATTTCCAATCATCGCGCTAACCATAAGTTCACCCATGCCATACATGGCGCGGTACTCAACAGGTAGTGGCATGCTTATCCATGACTGATCCATACCAGGAAGACGGAATACGATGTTACTTCTACGCACATATTCGGGCAGATTGTAATAAGCATTCTTGTCGTCATCATCATCACCACCATCACAACTGCCGATAATCGCCATCAATGCACCAAAAAGAAACATTGCTGCTGCTCCTGCAATGGCTTTCTGCGGATGTCGTTTAAATTGCCGTCCAAAATTCGTAGTACCTTGAATTGCAGCATTCCAGAATACATAGAAACTACGGCCAAGCCCTGAAGTGAATGCAGCTACATTGCCTATTCTAGTTTGACTATTCGCACCCATGAATTTGGCACCACTACCCTTCTTGTTGAAATTCACACTGATTTCCTTAGCGTCATACACGCTACGGTCAATAGTACGTCCCAACTGCCGTGAAGTCATAAAGGCAGCAAAGCGTGCGCAGTTCTCTACTGCTCTATTGTATTCGTCAAGTCTTTCTCCCAACAAAGTCCAAGCCTTTCTAATTGGAATCTTACCATTATACTTCTTCAACTCACGCTTGATGTCATTCTTGCGCTGCTCGATGTCACGTATGTTGGCATAGCCAGTCTCACCACCATTCATCATGAATAGGTGAAACATCTTCTCCGTTTCATCGTTCATATCAAGAGTACCATTGCGCATCTTGGCAAGAAGTATCTTCATCTTGGCTGGGTTTACCTTTGCAAAGTTCTTATGGAAACGCCAAGCATAATTCGGGCTTTCCTTTACCCATACCATTGTATTAGCATAAATCATGTCTCGAATAAAGTTCGACACAACGAAGTCTGGGTTGCGTGTGGTGTAAAATGCCGACAACTGACGATTTACGGTCTCACCTAATCGCATGATTGCACCTATTGCACCTGACACGTCATTGTCTGGGTTGGTCTGTCCGTTCAACGCCTGTGCAGCCCTCGGATTACCATTGATTGTAATCAAATAGTCCTTACCATTTCTCTTCACCAACACTTGGTGCTGCTTTAGATCTCTACTTTCCACAACTCTGTATGGAATTTCAGGATGATCCTTCTGCTTCTTAAAATGGTCGGGGTCAACTTTTGCAGCATTTTCCATCGCTTCTTCAAAATCACGCATCTTACGCTCTACTTCAGCAGGACTGTCATCTTCTTCAATAGCCTCTGTACCAACAAATCCACCCGTGTTAATGGGTTGCCACTCATCTAACACATCATCATGATACAACCACAAATCACTCACACTAACCAAATCACTCGGATGGTTCAAAGCAAAGTTCAAAAACTTCTGCTTCACAAGCACATTGCGGTTACCCTGCATAATCGCACTTTCAGCCTTAGCCTCCATATTAGCAAATGGGTCGTCAGCTTTACTTTTACGACCCTTAGCTGTTTTGATAGGAGCATTAAATGCACTATGCTTATCAGCCAAGTAAGCATACACCTCGTCACTTGTTTGGTCGTCAAAGCCACGCAAAGGGATATAAGTCTCATACATTCCGCTGATGTCGTCGTATGTTGCTTTGTTAATGAGTCCACTTTCGTATGTCTTCTGCAATGTAGCCTTTGTTACAGCCTTAACATTGTTCCACAAAACAGGAACCCAATGGTTACTTTCGTAGTCAGATACCATTTGTTGCGCCTCTGCTTCCGCATCAAGCACATTGTTCATTCCTGTCAAAGCGGTAAGACCAGCAAAGTCACGTTCGCGGTTCTTCAAGTAAAGCTCATCTTCACGATCTTGCATTCGCTGCGTCACATCATCAAGAGCAGCAATCGCATCTTGGTCTAACGGATCATTGTCTACAGCCTGCTGAGCAGCAAGCAACTCTGCAGAGAACTCCGAACGAGCATCCTTCTCAGCAGCCCTCCGCGCCATAACCTGATTACGTTCCAACCCATGCTTAGCCATCATGTAATCAGTCAACTCTGCACGTTCGTCAGCAGTCTTAGCAAGTTTAGCTACTTCCTCGAGCAAAGGCTTAAACAAAGTTTGCGCAAAGGCAGAACACTCAGCCTGATTAACAGAAGATAGGCGATTCTCGCCAAGGTAAGCATTCTCATATCCTGCCACGTCTTCTATATAAACATCTTCATCCTCAGCCTTCAGTATCGCGTCCATAGCTTCCTTCAGTCCAAGCATACTATCTTGCACAGCTTCTTGCGTTTGGAACATACCACGTCTTACACGCTGCTCATAAATGTCACGCGCCATTGCCTTGTCATACTCCTCACTGTCACCGTCGCGGAACATAATGCCATCATCTGTAACATTATTGTCTGAAATTTCGTTAATCTCAGACTTTGTTGCTAACTTTGCATCCGAAGATGTACCGGGAGCGACAGCCGTGCTCCCATAAGTGCCATCAACGGGAGCCTTGGTGGTGGCAGGTGCATCTTTATTATAAGCCGTCAGAACCCAGTTCTTGTCGGCTATTTTTATGCCCTTTTCTCTTACGTTACGACGTATCGTAACAAGGTAACCATCCTTCACCAATACAAGTTTGTCGGCATTAGAATGTCGTTCGTCAACCTCTCCTTTGTTTATGATGTCTTCTATGCGAGATACCAAATCCTTGACAGTAGGAAAGTCCTTGTCGTTGATATGCTTGTTCAGAATATGGCAGAGTCCGCCACCTTCATCACCCCAAACCATATCAATATCTCCTACATCATTTCTATGGAAAACACCAAGCAAATCTCCGCTTTCGTGATTGAGCAAGAATTTCACGGCTTGAAGAACTTTGCCCTTGAACTGGTTGTACACGCTTCCGAATGTGCTGTGTCCTATTGGCTTTGGCTCACCGGTCTTATTCTTACCATCACTGAACATAATGCCCTCATCTGAAACATTTTCGTCAGAAACTTCGTTAATATCAAACAAAGGCGGTATCTTTGCATCCGAAGAAAGGGATTCACCAGAGTACGTTACGGACGTAGGGAGTAGGGATTGTCTAATTTCCATAACTCGCTGGTCGATACCTTTCTTTTTTGATTTAAAGAAACTCTTTGCAGTAAGGTTTCCTTTTTTTGTACTGCACACTTCCGTCAGATTATACAATCCGTTACCTGCATCTCTCAAGAAGAAGAACAACTTTCGTCCATCATTCTTATCAATGCCATAGAGTATGCCGTCAGGCTGGTTCAGCACGTCCACCATATTCTGAATATCCTCATCAGTCAAAGGAATATTATTACCCTTATCCTTTTCATTCTGACCATAGTGATCAGCACGGATGTGATTCAAATCCGAAGGATTGAGAACAAAGTCTACATATTCCTTGAAATGCAATCCTGACAATTGCTCCAAGTATACCTTGCCATCTGCGCTAAGCCGACCGATGCTTGCAGGTTTCCCGACAAACTCTCCTGTCCTGGCTTTTTCAAACAATTCTTCAACCTTCTGTTTCATATCCTCGATATACCTAGAACCTCCAGAACGTCTATTCTCACTGAACATCACATCTCCAAACCCTGTTTTCCTGCGCATAACCTCAGTATCAGCTGCATCGAACACAGTAGGCTTACCACCATTCTTCTTACGCTTGTAAGCTTCATGCAGCACAAATGCCCAGTCCTTATCCCCCCACTTTCTTCTGCCGGGGATTTTCAATCCATCCAACAATTTTTGTAGAGCCTTTTGGAGCATGGCTTTCAACTTACCCCAGAAGGTAAGTTCCTCAGCACTCATCTGCTCAAAGCCTTTTTCACCAATACGTCCTGCAAGGTCGGCACCATATTCCTCGGTGGCATCACGCTTGAACTGTTCGCGTTTCTTGCTCGCCTCGGCATGTGCCTCAGCCATGTCAGCATAGTATGAAGCGTTTGTATCCTCGCCCTTTGCCTCATGCTCTTTGCGCTTCTTCTCACGTATGCGGTCCACCTCGGCATCGTACATTTTCTGCGCCATGCGGTCAATGGTCTGCTGAATACCTTCATTCGATACACGATAAAGTTCATCAAGAGCATTGTTCAGCTTCGCCTCATCAGGGAACAGTACGCGCAAACCATCGTGACCCACAACCTCATGCACAAACGTATTCTCAATGTCTGCCATGTTAGCATTGTTGGGAACAACAATAGTCACCTCGCCTGTCAAAGGATTAAAGCTACCCTTCATTCTGCGCTGACGCGCACTCGGCAAAGCAGCCACTTCTTCCTCAGTACGTATGATGCGTACAGGAGTGTGAAGACGTTCTGACAACTCAGTTACTCGATCCACCATCGCGTTAGAATCATTCTCCATTACATTAGGTGTATCATCTTCAAGCATACGATGTTTACTGTTACCATCGTCGGCTTCGTCCTCATCGTCTGCAACGACATCAGTAGCTGCGTCAACACTTGCGTCCATTTCGGCATACTTCTTCTCCTTTTCTGCCATTTCTACCTTCATGGCCTCGGAATATTCCTCAAACTGACGCTTGGCTTCTTCAAGTTCCTTCTCAAACTCAAATGGTTTACCTTCACGCTGCTTTACTTGTTCCAACTCTGATTTATCGTGCTGTATCATACGTGTGGCAACGTCGACACGCTCAGCAAAATCCTTGCCCGTGATTACATTCTCGGTAATATCCTCAATGGCGTTGCGCAATAGCGACTGCTTTACAGGTACATCATTCAGTCCAAGTTCAGGGCATGAATAGCTCATTTTACGGTGTATCTCGGCAAACAACGACCCACCATTATTTACCGTCTCTCGTGACATTTCTGTTTTGACAACGAAGTCATAACCTCCCAATGATAAGGTGAGTGTTTGTGTCTGAGTTTTAGTGCCAGGTGTCTTTTTCATTTCCTTTACCACATCAAGAATCTTTTTGTTGTGTTCCTTGATGAAGTCTGCCATGCCATCAACCGAAGCAAATTTTAGCTTGCCTACAGTTATCTCAGTGAACTTACCACCGGGGAATGCCTTTTGCACTGCATGCAGGTGTGCGTTAGCTTCCTCTGCTCGTTGCTCTGCTGCCTCTATCTGTCCCTCGATCCTTGGTTTGGCATAGTGGATATAAACTTGGTCGGCTTCCCACTGCTTCCTACGGCTCTCATACTTGCGCACATTCTTCTCCGCATTGTTCTTCAGTAGAGCGTACTCACTACCTGAGAGTTGAGCAACAGTGTCGCCAAACACATCTTCTTCCTCTTCAAGCACACGGTTGTTCATGCTGTCTTGCATCAGTCGGTCACCCTCCATAACACTATCAGCAATCGCACCTTTTGTTTTCAAACGCTGATATGCAGTTACGTCAAGACTATCTTCCACACCGAAACGAAGTACACGAACAGGCTTGTTCCATTGCTTGTGCAGGTTGCCCTGTCGCAAGATGCGTCCGTTACGCTGCGTGTAATCCATTGGGCGATTTGGCGCGTCAAGATGGATAAGGGTGTGCAGACGTTCTTGTATGTTCACACCAGTTCCAAGGGTAGCAGTACTGCCGAGTATAACACGCACCTCGCCTCGGTTTACCTTGTCGAAAATGTCAAGCTTCTGTTTTATTTTCATGCCTGACTTCATCACAACGATTTCGCTTTCAGGAACACCTTGCGAAACTAGTTTTTTCTTGATATCCTCATACAAGTTGAAACCGCTATGCTTGTTCTCGTAACTGTCAGCAAAGATGGCTACCGTACCCTTGTAGTCGTTCGTTTCTTTCAGCGAACGCAAAGTTTGGCGCACAGCTTCGTTGGTCTTGCTTCTTGGATCATCCTCAGCATCTACTTGTACCAATCGTGCATCAACAGCTGCTCTCTGAGCAATGCCATACATGGTGAGAGGTATACTGCTGTTTTCCTTCTTCTCCTTGCCACTCATCTGCTCGAAATCGTCCAACTGCTTGCGTACATATTTCATTACGCTGCGCAATGCGCGTGTCTGTGGTAGATAAATGTCCTGCGCCTTGCCACCCTCCATTTCTGGTATTTTCTCAACAAGCTCCGTCTGGTCTTTGGTTAATGCCGTATCCGATACGCTCGACCATATACGAACCAACTCAGGCAAATTCACATATCCTGCAAATCGGTTCACTTCCTTGAACTTGCCATTTGTTTTGAACTCGGGCATCTGCTGTATATTACCGAAGTTGCGCACAAAGTCGTCAAAGTAGTAAATACCGTATTCCTTCATGGTGTCCTTTGGCATGAGGTAACGCATGAAAGTCCAAATCTCTGCTGCTGTATTACTGATAGGCGTACCTGTGGCGAAGATAACGTTGCGTCCATTGTTCTTCTCCAATATGGCTTGCGTCTTCAAATACACGCCTTGCGACTTCTTACTGTATGAAGGGTCAACGCCTTTCACACCGCGCTGCATGGCTGTAGCAAAACCAAGGTGTTTGTATTCGTGCGCTTCGTCAATGAGTAGGGCATCAATGCCCATATCGTCAAAGTTCTCCACATCATCCGTGCTACGCTCGAGCATTTCCTGCGCCTTAACAGCTGCGTTCTGCTTGGCAACAGCTTTCTTCTTTTCGTTATTAGCTGTGCGCTTCTTCGAAATTTCTTCTGACAGTTCTGCCATTTCTACTTGCAGATCTGCCAATTCTTTTTCTGCACGCCTTGTTATAGGGTCTTTACCGTTGGTGTCAGCCTCACGCATCTGCTCAAGTACACGCATCTTCTCGTCTATCTTATCCTGCACAAACTGCATCTGACGCTCGTCACTATCGGGAATTTTATCCAATGTACTCTGAGGAATAATTACCATATCCCAATCATTGTACTTTATTTTGGCGTAGAAATTCTTGCGTTCCTCTGCGTCACGATCGTTATCGTCCAGCACAAGCACCTTGGCATTCGGATAGAGTTCCTTGGCTGAGGCAGCAAATTGTCCCACTGTGGCATTCTGTACCACAATCATAGGTTTGCGTGCCGTGCCGAGTCTGCGCATCTCCATAGCAGTGGAGATAAGGGTGAATGTCTTACCAGTACCAACCTCATGGGCAAGCATTAACGGCTGCATCGTACCTCGGACAATGGCTTTACCTTGGTGTGGGCGCATCTTAAACTTGTGTGTTGCGCCACCGAAGTATTCAGGTACAAAGTCTTCAGGTATGCTCATAGGAACATAGTTGTTGAAGCGGTCGTTATACTCTTGCTCTATGCGTGCTGACAAGTCCGCGTCACGCTGCATCTTTCCTCGCGCCCAATCCTTGAAGTCCTGACGGATCTCATCTATCTTGGCTGCACATGCTGCCATAGCCTCGCGGTCGGTGATGGTTTCCGTTGTACCATCATAATGCTTTTCCGTACGCGAAATAGTAATACTTTTGTTCTGAATAGCAGCTTCAATGAGTTCATGCCCCATTATTGTCTTCTTAAGCATTTCGCTCACAATACCCATAGCACGGTTCTTCTCAACATTCACTCCATAAGTCGGGGCTTTCATGAACCACGTACCACCTGCAGCTGTGAAGTGTACTTCTATGTCGGTACGCTCTTTCACATACTCGTCATATAGTTTTGGGTCAATCCATGACGAACCGAGTGTAAAGTCTATCAAGTGTGCAGGAATATTCATAGGAACTACATCCTGCAATGCCTTGATATTCTTGCTGTATTCGCCATTCTCATTGTTGGCCTCTGCTTGTTTCAGCTTTTCTCTTACGTTTCCACTCAGATATTGGTATGATACTTCCATCTGTCGTGTTGTCGGGTCTTCAAAACCGAGTCCGCTGTCAATGATTTCGCGTTTTACTTCCGCCTCACTCTTTCCGAGTTGGTTTGCAATGTATGGTACATCTATGCGTCCGTTCTTGAACATACTTACAACAACACCGTCCTTAACATTCTCTGGGTGCGGTTCGATTTCTTTTTCCACAACACGGCCTTTCATCACATCGGCCTTATCGTAGGTCTTGACAACGCCTCCCTTGCCGTCTCCTTGCTCCTTATAAGTCTCTAACGAGAATACATTTGGATAGTCCACATCATTACGCAACCACGCTAATTGGTTGTTTTTTGTGAAGTGACCGTATGTGCTCACAAAACTGTCGTATGCCTTGTTGAGTTTGGCAATCAATGGCTTTAGTCCTTCATTATCCTCATTCTCTGTCTGATACTTCATTACATCAGCCAAAGCTGTCTTGATGGCAGCATAAGCAGTAAAACACTCTTGCTTAGTATGTCCCTTTATCTTCTTGTCGTTTACTTCAAGAGGATAGTAACCGCCAAAGCTGGCCAAAACAATCTTACCGTCTTTCATATACATTTCACCAAGTTTCTTGCCGTCCGCTGACGCATCAAGCACAAGTGAAACATCGTGGTGATCTGTGGCGGTCATTTGGCTGTTATCTTCTTCTGTGAACGATTTAACGAAGTCAGCCAACATCTTGCCTTGGTCTTTACCGCTTACCGGGTAGAGTCCCTTGCTCGTAGGTCTGAATGTGTCACCTTTCTCAAATGCAAAGCGCATTTCACCTGCCATGTGGTCGGGGTGCTCAATGAAATACTTGTTGTAGTCCATGGAGAGTTGCTTAGCCTTGCGTGCGCCTGGTTCTTCATATTCGGCTGTACGCTCACCGCTGATTGTGCTCACGTCAATAGCTTGTGCCGACTTTTGACCATTCACTCGCTTGCGGATAACGATGATGTCCGACGTGACGGTTGTACCGCCAAAGGTCTTATTGTTCATGCGGAATGCTCCGATGAAGTCCGAACCTCCCTCGTTCACAACCCAGTCGCGCAAAGCCTTGCTGTTATCGAGTGTGCCGTTTGAAGAAATGAAGATACCCAATCCACCCTCACGCAACTTACGCACATTCTTGGCTATACAGAAGTCGTGGATATTGTGGAACTTCTTGGAAAGGTCACTGTCGCCTGTGGTGTCATTCACACGCAACCCAGTAACGAAAGGTACATTGGTAATAGCCAAATCCACACTGCCATTAGGTATGCGTGTCTGCTCAAAACCTTGTATCTCCACCTTGGCATCGGGATAGAGCAATGAGAGAATGCCGCCAGATGTGCCGTCTATCTCAATGGCGTGAATGTTACTGCGCTCGCTTACCATTGTTGGCATCTGACCCAAAATATTGCCAATACCTGCAGAACCCTCCAAGATGTTGCCACCCTTGAAACCAAGCTGATTTGCAATGTCCCAAAGTGTATCAACAACGTATGCAGGGGTGTAGTAGGCACTGTTAGCACTCATAACGGCTTGCTCGTAGGCTTCTTCTCCAAGCAACTCACGTATTTTCTTGTTACGCTCACGCTGTTTCCAGTCATAGCCTCCGTCGCTGAAAGCGGCTCCAAGACCACCCCAACCACTGAACTGTCTAAGCACACTCATCTGCTCGGGAGTGGCTGTCTCACCGCTCTCAAGTAATTCATGCGCCAACTCAATAGCCTTGATATTGGCCTCTATTCTGCCATTCACCGAAGTAGGGGCATGGTCTGCGCCACGCTCTGAATGGTTGTTGTGTGTGTTCTTCGGCTGGGTCAGTCCATGAAGTCCAGCGGACACAGCCCTATCTTTGCCAGTGCTTTGTCCTCCTCGTCCTCCGTCAGGTCTTCCACCTTCTTGTGCAGCTGTTTTGCGAGGGCTTCCTTGGCTTTCTCGTAGTCCTTGCTGTTGTCCACTATTGTCGGCTGGCACTGTTTCGGTGCGTACCGCTTCATCATTTCCTTGTAATCCATTGTCTGATGTATTATCAAACAGCCCGGCAAACAAATCACCTACAGGCTGCTCTGGTTTAACTTTCTTAGTTGCTTTTTTCTTGGATGCAGGCTTTGGCTTGTCTGCTGGTTTCTCTGATGATGTGGGCTGAATGCCGCCATCCTTGGCACGTCTCGCCACCTCTGCCTTGATATGGGTGCCCATATCCTTGTCGTCGCCATACTCCTTGTCGAGTTCCGACAATTTCTTGTCAGAAATCTTAGGAAGCAATGTGTTGAGGCTCTCGAACTTCGACTTCATTGAATGGTCAGTCATGCCCGGATTGAGAATGTCAACAACATGGAGCTGTATGGCAGTGTCTTCTGGCAATGCCGCAACAGCGTCTTCGTTAATGCCGTCCTCGTAGAAGTCGCCAACAACATCATTCTTGGACCCTATATGTCTCTTTGCAAAAGCCTTATCAGCTATCTTTTCGCTAAAATCATTATCAATAAGTAATTTCTTATAAGATTCTATATAGCCATCTTTACGCAATTCAATACGAACATCTTTCATAATCTCATCGCCCAAAAGCTCACGAGCAGCTTGCACATCTGGATTATTATCCACAAGTTCCTTGAATAACGGATGCTCTGTTATACGCTTGATGAGTTCATTATCGCTGATTGTGTTTGCTTTCGGCTTATGGCGCAACTGGTCTAGATGAGCATTAACCCACAATACAGGAGCAAGACCAGTGTCAATACGGATGCCTCCCTCATCATTAGGCTGAGCTACTACTGCGTCTTTCCATGTTCTACCACCGTCAGGTGAATATTGCACATTGTCGCCAACTTTGTACTCACCATCAGCAACCTCTGTACGCTCAGGTATATACTTGTAGGCTTCACGCTGCACCTTATCCAACAGTTCTGAATACGTCACGTCATTGTTAACCCATTCATTTCTGCCATAGCGGTCATTACCAGTGCTTTCAGGATTTTCAACACGGAACATGATGTGAGTAACTTCAAGGTCGCTGCCTCCAAAGCCATCTACACCCTTGGCTGCTCTTGGCTCAACGCCTATTGTCAGATACAGTTCGCGTCCTTCTGCCAATGGCAGGTGTATAGACACATCACCTCCAATAGGGGAAATGTTGGAAACTGCAAGTGGCTTTTTCTTGCGATTGCCTTTCTTGTCAGTCTTCTGTGAGTGTGTAGCCTCGAAGCGGTCAAGCCCAAGGTCGTCAATCAACTGACTTGCAAGGTTGGCTGCATCCTTGACGGCCTTTTTTTCGGCATTACGCATGTAGCCGTATGCCTCGTTGTAGTCCTTCTCCACCTCGTCAGCCTCATAGTAGCCAAGTAGGGCAAGCTGCTCATTTACCTTGTCGAGAGTTTCATCTACTCGCTCTGCTGCTCTGGTGAGGGCTTGCTCGTCGCTTGAAGTTTCTGCGAGAGCCGTTGCTTCGCTTGCAACAGACTTTGCTTCTGCTGCAACAGCATCTGTATTTGCTGCTGTCTGCTTTTCAGTTTCTTTTCGTTGCTCATTTCTTATTTCCTTTAATTCATTATTTGCTTTTTCTGCGGCCACTTGTGCCTTGCCTTCCTCAACGATCATGTTGGCTTGTGCCATCACGTCCTTGGTAGGCTTGTCGAAGTTCTCCACGTCAAAGGCATCAACCTCCTCTGTAGGAGTAAATATTGATTGGTCGTAACCAGGAATACGTTTTACACCCTCATAAAACGATTTCAACCACGGCTTGATTTTATAGCCGAGACGGTTGACCATTGCCTTTGCAAATTCGGGGAATTTCACAAAGCCTTGGTCAATATATCCCAAAGAGTAGTTCACACCTGCATTATACACAAAACGTCTCTGTTGAGAGGTCATTGCATCAGGGTCGCGGAATTTCATGCCTCCGTCCAACTCATCATCGTCAATACCAAGCAATTCACGAAGAATATCCTCATCATGCTTCATCTCGTCAGTAATGACAAGTTTCTTCTCTCTATCTTGCTTTGGTTGCTCTGCTTTAGTCGGCTCTGACGGCTTTTGCTCTGCCACATCTGCTAACTCTACGCGGTTTGCAGGCTTCTTGCTTACTGTTGGCTTCTTCGGCTCCACTGCATCGCGAAGCTCCTGCGCTGTCATTGGCTGGTTGTCTGCTACGGCTTGCTCATTACCAACCATTTCTGCGGCCTTGCGTGCGTCCTCTTCGCTACGGAACATCCAACCACCGCTCTCACGATCCTTCCAACCGCGTGCAGGGGCAAAGCGTCCCTCACCTGTACGTTCTTTGGCAAACTCCTTCACGGCACGCTCTTGGTCGGCTGTCAAGTCATGGTCAAAAGTAAGGAGAGAAACATTGCTCGTCTTGCCCTTCTTTTTGGTGTAGGTGGAAGGAGTGATAGTATAACCAGCTTTCGGTGTGTTGTTGGCAGAAAGTGGCGTTTCTCCCTTGTTTTCAGAAGATTTCTCATCATTTTCTTGCAACGAATTGGAAATATCCCTACCTTTGCCATCAGAAGAATGGCTGCCACCAACGATAGGTTGCTCTGCGGATGTATTGGCAGGTGCATCGAGTGCAGTCGCTTTATAAAGCAACCTATCACTCTTCAACTTATTTTTCAACTGGTTCTCACGAATTATATGAGAACTGATAGAAACCTCCATACCATCCTGCGAAACAGTCACACTCTCGAAGTGAACAAACTTTGAACCATCTTCCTTTTGGAATGTCTTGACAAACAGATATGAAGAAGGACGTTCATGAAACAGATTCTGTTCCTTGTCTTTCTCTTCAAGTACGACATTTGGATTAGAGAGTGTTTCAAGAAGCATACCATATTGTTGTTCTCTACCTTTGGCAAATAGTTTCGCCTTTTGGTTTTCTCCCATCTTTACAGTACCAATAGGAGTATCAACCGACTCTTTCCAATTTGCATCATTAATTTCTACAGTAGGTGCAATAACAGCATTAGCTTTCATCGCATCTGTAATAGCCATTACTTCCTCATCGGTCAAAGACGTTTTCTCTTGCTTCGCATCAAGATTATCAGCACTTTCAGATTTCACACTCTTGTACTCACCAAAAGGCTTAGTCTTACGCTTGCTCGACTCAATCCACTTCTCAAAGTCTTCGAGGTTCACAGCAGTCACGTCAATCCTACGACCATTCTCCCAACCTTTTTCATAGTTGGAAAGATAATCGCCCTTAGCCTCGTCAGCATCATTGAAGCCAAGCATAACCTTATGCTCGTCAAAACTGCCATCTGGGTTGTACTGGTCTACTACGAATACCTTGCGTCCGTTCCAGCCGTCAATATCATTGGAGAGGAACACGTCAATATGGTCTCCGTCAACACCCACTGCACCACGAATATAGCCGTAAGTGTTGTTCATCTTGCTTTCCCATTGCTTGCCATTAGCATCAGTGCCCTTACGCACGCTGCCCTGCGGTTGCTCAATGGTAATGTCGAACGTACCTACTTGCACATGCCCCTTCTTGTAGTTGCCTGCCTCCTTCTGAGCCTCGGTAGGCTCAGTGTTCACTTTGGCTGAGGCTGCTTCAATCTGGGCAGAAAGTGACGTTTCTCCCTCTCCACCAACACTTTTCTCCGCATTTCCTTGCAAAGTCGATTGATTATTTATAACTTTGCCATCAGAAGAAACGGTTGACTCACCGTTGGGTTCTGATGGCATAATGCCATTATGCTTGCCATCAGAAAGCGAAGAGTCACTTGAAATGGCATTATTCGGTTGCTGAGGTTCGGTCTTGGCAACCGTTTCCTTTTTATTGGAATATCCTTTTCGGAATATTCCTGCACTGTTTACATTCCAATACGAATTGTCACGAGACATTTCTATGAACAACGTGTTGTCGTGTTCGTCTGAAACCTGTATAAGATAAGTCGTATTTCCGTTTGCCCTACGTTTTCCAACTCTAATGTTGTCTTCATCGTAGTTCTGTGCAATGAACGACACAAAATCCTCAACTGATTTGAATCCAGCATTTCTAATTTGGCTTCCGTGGCCAGCTTCAATGTGGACAAGTCCATAACCTTTACCATTCTCATCCTGGAAACCCTCGCTTAGTTTTATGGGAGCAGGTGTTAGACCGCTATCATCCCTTATCTCGCCAAATATTGTTGTGCCATTACTTGACTTTACAAATGGAATGCCGTTGTCGTCTAATTCCGAACTTTCTTCGGTCTTCTCCAAATCACCTTGCCGTTCTCCAATGCGTCCTTTATCTCCTCGTCCGTCATTGACTGATAGCTTTCCAACTTCTGTTTCTTCACTGCCCCTAACAGCATTCTCAGTTTGTTTACTTCCATGGCTTCCTCCGACTGGTTCGGCTTCCGCTCTACGCTTTCGTTCCGCAACTGCTGCATCAACGATTGCTTGTTGTTCTCTTGGTGTTGCATTTCTAAAATGATTTAATACGTTATTCAATAATTCTTCCTTAGAGGTTACGTCTCCGCTGAACATGTCTATCTGACCTGCAGCAGGTGATGCAGCCTCGTTATTGTATGTAGAGAGAACCTTGCGCAAGTCGCTCGGTTTTCCACTATTCAGCAAGTCGGCAAGAAGCAACGTCACGCCATCGGTCACGCGGCTGTCTCCGTATTCATCGTCAAACAAACCTTGCTGTCTGCCGTAAGGAGATACAGGCATACCTTCTTTGTAAATTTCGGGTGACTCTGACTTGGCACGATTTACAAGATTAACGGCTGCTGCCAATTCCTTGCTAAGGTCATAGTCGCTCTTGGCGAGTGTACGGTTATTGGAAATCTCGTTCAATCCCATAACAACAGATTGGCGAAGCGTAGGTGTGCTGATAATTTGACGCACGGCATCGGGCGAAGCCTGGAAGACCTTGCCTATAAGTGTGTTCTCGATAAGTTCCTTACCTGCTGCCGACAAAGCATTGCCAGTGCGAAGCTCCGGCAACTGCATCTCGTTAATAACACCAGCCTCCAATAACTGACCAATGGCAAAAGATACTGCATTTCCATCGGCATAGTAGTCCGACATGCGGTCAAAGCGACTAATATCACCAACAATGCTTGCAAATACATTGTCAGGAACAATCTTGCCAAGTTTCACGGCATGCTCAGGTTTGCTCTGCTTCTTCTGCTGTTCAGCATTGAAGCGTGCAAACGTACTTGCATCGTAAGGCAATTCCTCATCAGGAACAAAGACGACACGTGGATGCTGCATACTATCAATCTGCTCAGGAGTGAAACCGAACATAGATCCAAACTCGCGCAAGTGTTCCACATACGCCTTGTCTGTGCCGTTCTTCGCTGCAATCTCTCCCGACATAGTGCGGTTATTGCCCGAAAGCACAACACCATCCTTACTAACAATAACAGGTGTCTGCAAAGCTCTGCTATCGTAGCTGTCTGCCATATCCCTAACAATGCGTTGTGCGTCCGTGTCACGCTTATAGTCGCGGTCATTCACGCTCTCTCCGTTCTCATCAACGGGGAAACCTTCAGTAGGCTCGTAGGCATTGTTCACGTCATGGCTGGCTGTGGCTGCTCCTGCCTCAGTGAGGACGTAGTGACCACGGATCGTTGAACCATCTGCAAGCGTAATAGCGTTAGGATTGCCCTCAACCTTAGTAGCACCATCCCACTTTCCCTTTATTTTAGGGTTCACGGCATGAGTGCCAACTTCGGCTTGCTCGGCTGCTTTCTCAGCTGCAATGCGCTTGTCTTCCTCCAATTTAGCTACAGCCTCAGCATGTAATTGCTCATCCATAGCATTACGCTCTGCATTCAACTGCTCACGTGCAGCACGCTTGCGGTCACCCATGAGCGAATAAATACGCGTCCAGGCATTCAGATTCTCTTCTGCTGCGGCTACTTGTGCGTTATACTCCTCAATGGCAGTGTTGTAACTATCGTCAGCCTCCTTCTGCGCTTTCAACATTTCCATTGGCGAACCCTTCAATGCAGGAGTTTTCTTTTTCGGAGCCTTCTTCTTCAAAGTTTCAAGAGTTTTGGTAGCTTGATCAACCTGTGCGTTAATAATAGCCGAAGTATTTTCCTCATTACCTCCTGTAAGTTCATTAAGCGCATCAAGGGCTGTCTCGCGGTCTGCCTTCTCAAACATAGGTTCCTGTGTTGCCTCGTTGATGGGAACACGCTCCAATGCGGTAGGTTGGTGTTCGGAAGGTTCTTCCCACTCCACACCTTGCGCTTCAAGTTGATGCTGTGCAAGTTCATTGCCATCACGAGCCATACGCACAAGTTCATCCGCTGTCGGAGTTACAGGAGCAACATCATTGTCTTGCGTTACGGAATTATCTGATGTTTCCTCGGTTTCATTCGTATCTTCCGTGTCTTCGGCATATTCTCTCGCCCATACTTGATTGCCGTCCGCATCATTGATGCTCTCGACCATTTCTTCAAACTCCTCGGCAGGGATAATCTGCACACGCTTTCCGTTCAAAGGCTCGTCCGTGCGGATTTCTACACCATCATCACTAACACCCTGCACCTCTCCATGAATGATTTCGTCTTCACCATTAAGAAGCGTAAAGGTGTCATTCACGCCATATTCTACACCATTTGGATTTTCTTGTAGGCTTTCGCCATCATTCTGTACACTTTCATCCAAATTTGGTACGCTTTCATCATTGTTTTGACGTTCTTGTTCTGCTTGCATGGTACGAGCCATATTAGTGGCATCCACGCCACTCTGTATTTCCTCCATACTCATAGGCACAACATTCTGACCATCAACAGTTACGTTGACAGTTCCGTCCCCATTGTCCACAAGTCCCTGTTCGTTGACCACAAGTGTCACTTGCGTTTGCTCACCATCCTTGTCCGTTAAAGTGTAAGTGTCACCTTCTTTGAACGACACCACACCATCCACCTTGTTCGCTGCTGTCTGCGACATCTCCTCAATAATCGCATCAGATGCAGCCTTCTTTTCAACTTCTGGATCAATAGGTTCGTCAATATTTAAAATGAGAGAAGAGTCTATCCATTTTAATTCACCTGTATGAGCATCACGAACAACAATCGTTTTATCTGATTTTTGAGTGTCTACGCCAGTACCATCCTCAAGCATAACGATGTTGCCACTAACAATATAAGCCGTCTTATCCGAACCATCTTCATTCTGCAATTTCAATGATGTGGGGTGTATCATACCGTCTGTACGATTAACACGGCTATTAACTGTCGCATTACTTTCCTCCACACGATTGTCAATATCATCTTGCACACGCTGCACCATGCCATCGTATGCCGATTTTGCATTGGCATAGTCAATAACAGATTGGAGCTTGTCCGTATTACCCAACTGCTTCTGCTCCTCAATGTAGCGCAGAGGATCATCGCCAATAAGAGCGTCCACCTCGTCCACATTCTCAATACCATGCTCCTTCGCCACCTGCTCACGCTTCAGTTCAAGCAGACTCTTCGTATCGTTCATGTCTTGTGGTTCCGTGGTTTCGTACCCTTTTGAGTAACTGTCATTCACGCTCTGCACCTCAGGACGCTCTTTCTCCTCATCACTGGCATTGTTTACCTGCGCAATGTTGTAACCTCTCATCATAGTTAGATTACGCACATAGTTCAGTGCTGCCTTTTTTTCCTCGACGTGAAGGTCTGGGTTGTTGATGATACCAGTAACCACATCCGCCATCTTGCTGTTGTCTGTGTTATCAATCTCGTCGCGCAGAGGTTCCCAGCGTTCTGCGGTCATTCGGAACGAGGCGAGGTTGTCGGCTTTGTCCGTGTTGTGCTTGTATCGGTAGTATTGCGCAGTATGGTGCCCCTGCATCATCATCGGTACAGAGCCAAGCAGTGCGCCCATTGTAGCACACCCCAGCCAGATGTCCACATGGTTCTGCAAGTTCGTCATGTCGTCCCATGCGTCCCCGGCATGGCCAGTAAGCGCATCGAAAAGCGAACCCTCGTATTCCTCCAAAGCCTCACCAGGCAAACCATTATAACCGCCAGACTCAAGCAATCTACTATACTGCTTGTACCATTCCTTGTTGCCGATGTTTGTCATAGCTCCCGACAACTTACTAAGACCTATTTTCTCCAAGCCTTTCTTTACAACGCCACCTACACCAGGAATGAATTCACCGAACATCTCCGAGCCATTCTCGCGTGCTTGTTGACGCTCAGCCTCAGCAAATGCAGGGAGAAGTCCCATAGCGTTCTCCACCTTATAATTACCCTTGTCGTCCACACCGACTTCTCCCGAAGCAAGTGTTCCCATTGTGGCGGATGTTCTACCTATACCTGTTGTATTGCTGACATATGCACCTGCCGTATGAGCACCCAACAACACACCTGTCGCTTTCAGCGTTCTGCGCAACACATCGTTCTTCCATAAATTGGCGGCTTCCTTTCCAGTCAACTTAGCTATACCTTTAGCCATTCCCTTAGCCGTTCCGCGCATAACACCCTTAGCTATGCTTCCTGCACCAGGATTGAGCATAAGGTCTTTCATAAAGTCAAGAGAATTGGCAGTCATGCCACCAGCCCTTGCCCATGCGCCATAATCTCCGCCATACATGCTTTGCATAGCATTATCTTTGGCGAAGTTCTTCAGCACCGCTTCGGCAGTCTGCTCCTCTTTCGTCAAGGTCTTACCTTCCTCACGCTTTTTGTTAATCGTGTCTATATGTTTTGATGCACGCTGCAGTGCTGTTGCATCGCGCATCTCGCTCATACCATCTGAAAAAGTGTAACCATTCGATGCTGTTGTAGCAAGTGAGTGCCAGAAACTATTCATCTGGTTGTTTTTCTTGTCCTCCAATAACTGAATGGTCTGATGGTTCTTGCGAGCTGCTGCCATGAGTTGCATGTATTCATCGTCGTTGTCATACTTCGACATACGCGCATTTTGCTCACCCACAGGACCTGCACCAGGTGTCATGGAAGCTGCAAACTCACGCATGAAATCGTTGAAACGCTGATTAGGACGTTCGTCTATTTCCTTCATACGCTTTTTCATTGCCTCGTCCAATCTATCGCGCTCCGCATAAGCCTCGCGCAACTGACCACTTACGCTCATGCTATCCTTGTACGCGTCGATGGTATTCTGCTCCAAATCAGCAGAGTTACGGTCGGTGTACTCGTTACCGCTCTCCGTGATGTAGGTTTGTTTCATCTTGCCTGACTGCGGATTAAACTGTGGTTTCTTAGCAACAACCTTACTATTCTGACCAAGTTTTATACCGCTGTTCTTTTTACCAAGTGTAACATGAGGCACTCTCAGTCCAGCATTTGCTCTATGGTAGTCCATGCGGTTATTGAAGCGTTGAAGCGAAGCATTGGTCTCATTCCTCATGTTGTTAACGAAAGCCAACATTTTCTGCTTGTCAACCTTCGTAAGCGGTGTTCCCTTTTGTTTTGCTGGAGCCTTTCTTGGAGTTGGTTTCGGTTTTGCAGGTGTCGCTTGCGCTGGCTTTTGAGGCGTATTAATAAACACAACACGACTATCTGTATTAGGCTTTTGAGGCTGAGGTTTAGACACAGGTGCGGTGTTTACCGCATGAAGCCCCAAACGCTTGCCAAATTCTTCATAGGTTGGGCTCTCTATGGCTCCATCCGCTTTCAGAGCATTGTAAAGTTGCAAGCGGTTTTGATAGCCCTCCTTACCAGGAGCAAGCATCTTACTGCGGAAATACTCACGGCTCTTGCTGACTGCACCATCTTTCTTCAGTGCATCATATAGTTGGTCTATTTTATCGTATGGCATATCTTAATATCCTAATTCTTTTGTATTTTTATATGACTGTTGTTCAGACTTGCGACCACTCGGCTTCGCTGCTGCAGGTCTCTTCCTAATTCCGGGGTAGAACACCTTCTTTGATGTGGTCTTCTTGGAGTTCTTCTTGCCCTTAACTTTGCCACGTACCACCACATCACTGTCCGTGCTGTCCGTAGTGCTCACAGTCACACTATCAAGTGTTCCATGCTGGCGAGCCTTAGTAATGGCTTCGTCTTCGGTCTTGGCATAATGCATGTTCCCGTTCTCGTCCCACCACTGGAAACGTCCCCTAGCATTGGTATTGTGCTCATTTGCCGAAGCATACGAATTTGCTGCTGCTGCTCTACTTGCACCAGCAGAAGCAACATAGGCATCCTTATGCGCCTTTTCCGTTTCAAGTTTAGCTTTTTGCATTGCAGGAGCATTATCTGCCTCAGCCTTAGCTGTGTCTGCGTCATAACCAGCCTTATCAGCCTTTCCTTTCTGCTCACGCAATTTGTCGGGCTGCAATGCAGCAAGCCATCCATGCTCCTCCTGCTCACGTTGCGCCTTCTCACGCGCCAACTTCCGTTTTTCCTGCTCAGTCTCCATCTCACGCAAGGTCTTAGCACGCTCGTTCCTCAAATCTCCAATTTTCAGAGAATACTGCAAATACTTATCAGCATTAGCTTGACGTTCGGCCTTTAGTTTGTCCAACTTCGTTTGCAGTGGAGAAAGCTGACCATTCGTGTCATGGTCATACATGTTGGGAGCACCGCGAGTTGTGAAGAAAAGATTACTCAACGCTTGCAAACCATCACTCACAGCAGCAACAATCTTCTGAGACTTCTCACGCCTCTCACGTTTCTTGCGCTCCTCCTCGGTTTCAGGTTTAAGCCCATTAGCCTCATTTTCCAACATCGCAATCTGTTGATCGTAACCAATCAGTGCATCAGCATTATTCTGTGGCGACACCCCAACCTGCTTGTCAGCAGGTGGAGCAACATCAGTCTTCGGATCCTTAGTCTCCTCAGTGTTCACAGAGCTATCCGTTTCAGTAGATGGCGTAGAAGGTTGCCCCCCCACACCACTTGCCCCAGGAATAGAACTATCATAAGCCTTTTGGTCGTATTGTCCTTTAATCATACTATTTCAATTTAAAATGCGTTAGCAATACCGGCACCTGCTTGTGCTACACCCTGCACAGCTTGTCCAATCGCCTTCGCCTTATCCAATTCAAGCTGATTAAGTTGCGCGTCATAGTTCGCGTTACGCTGTTGATACTGCTGTTCAATTTGATCCTTACGATTGTCCGCGTTAACAGCGATCTGCGATGCAGCCTCAGACAATGCTTGTGCGTTAGCAGCTTTTGCAGCTGCGGTACTCTCGTCAGTACCGCCCATCACGGCTTGCGCACCTGCTGCTTGCTTGTTGCGGTTCCTAATACTCTCCTCTGTCTTCGCCAAAATTCGCTGAGCGTCAGCCCTCTGCGTAGCGTCCTCATTGTAGCGTCTATCATACCAATTCTGATTAGCCTGCTTTTGCGCTTCAATATTCTTCTTCGCGCGTCTCATTGCCTTACTAGCCTTGATACCGCCAAAAATGCTGCCAGCTGCACCAAGTGCGCCACCAGCAATACTTCCAATTAGTCCCATATTTAATCAGTTTATGTTACAATACTTAAAATTCGTGCGCTAATTTAGTGGAGTATCTTTGCCCACGTCTTTTAACTTTTGCGCCTTTGGCGCAACAAAAACGATAAAACAATGAAGGGAATGAAAACAGGTGGCCGAAAAAAAGGCACTCCGAACAAGGATAACCCCTTAAAAGGCTATCTCAAAGCGCATTCTGCTGAATATTTTATGCCAAAACAGCTAAAACAGAAAGGCAAGATTGTAAATATTTCTGATTTTGAAAGAGATATGGCAGAACTGTCTCCCGACGATCGAGTAAATGCAGAAATACGCATATTGGAGTATCACACACCACGAATGAAGGCTATTGATGTTGACGTTAACGCAGACGTCAAAGTACACACAATCGAAGACAAATTACGTGCGCTTTGTGGTGAAGATGTTGAAGACAACGATGATGATGAGTAATATCTAAATCATCTACTTATAGATGTTGAATGTATTGTTAGATGTGTGAAGTTATTCATGATTGATTAGGTTTATAATTATTGAACGACCAGTCCGCGAGGATAGGTCGTTTTTTTTCATATACTTCAATTTTCAAAAGGCAACATAAAGGCTACCTTTTATGTATTCATAACCCAAACAAAAGGGTAGAGTTATGAAAAACAAAAGGGTAGCCTTTTTAAAAACAAAAGGGTAGAGTTATGAAAAACAGCAGAAAAAGTAACCCTTTTTTATGTTGATTTTCATCTTCTTTTTTAGAAAACTCATTAAAAAACATGTGTTTTAGTTTGTTTAAGCGATTTGAAAAACATAAGAAATACACGTTTTAAATTATCCTTGGAATTCAAGCAGTTAGAACAAATAAAAAAGGGTAGCCTTTCTATTTTCAAAAGGGTAGCCTTTTCTAAATCATAGAAAACTCAAAAGGCAACCGTTCGTCCCTTACGCGCGCGCGTAGATATAAACGATAGTTTATATAAGAATAGGAATAAGGAATATATATATTATACTCCTTACGTCGTATAATATAGACAACAACGACGACAAAAAACCAAGTTTGAAGTTCTTTTTTTATTGTTGAGCAAATAAAATACAAAATGAAAAACCCGACCTTGCGGAGTTGCAAAGCCGGGTGTGTCGCAAAAGATAAAGGGTAGTTGGAATGCTTGTTTGATACCTTTGTCGTGAATTCAAAAACGCATCATGATGAAAACAAATTACGAAAACATTTCCATGCTTTTGCAGAATGGCACGTCTGTGAAAATTTATGCAGACAATTTCTCCGTTTCAAACATTAGACTGCTAGCACAAACTGCTGTCAAGCATGGAGCAGTATTGCATCTTGTTGTCAATCCCGACAACATTCTCGCAGACAACCTCAAGCTCATTTCGCAAGATGGACGCAAAAACATCTTTGTTGAGTTTGTTTAAAATCCTTTGCCCTTAGTCCTTTCGTACACCGCCTCTCTGTCGGTGTCCACGTTCTTGATGCGGAACTGCACGGCACATCTGTCCGGGATGCTGTCTGGCAGCTTCGACGCCAGCCGTGATATTATCTCGTCAATGTTGCCGAACCCGATGTCGCTCACCTCGGCCAGCACCTCACCACGGAAGTAAGCCCGTGCATATATCATGTACTTCGGTGCTATGCGGAACAAAGCGTCCTTCCGTTCGTCAACGTCTCGCGCCATTCCCTGCTTGCTCCTGCGTGTGCTGAAGAAGATGAAGTCAATCACTTTAGCGTTGAGTTCCCACGCTGGTGTGAAGTCCAACTTGATATAACCTCGTGTGATGGTGCGCCCATGAGAGTGGTTCATAGCAAATGCAACCTCGTCAATAGATGCTTTGCAATCGTTCTGCGCCACTGTTCCCCATGTGTGCCGGAACGTGTATGCCTTGTACTGCTTCGCTTTCGGGATGCCCATACTCTCACAAACCATCTTGATGCCTTTGTTCACACAAGCACAGAAAGAGTCACTGTCACAAAACCTTTCATGAAAGTTGAAGAAGTACTTGCTGTTTGGATCGTGTGATTTGTACTTCTCCACCAATGGCTGGATAACCGGCTCCACGCGCATCTCGATATACGCATCATCCATGCGTACCTTCTTCGTCTTCGCCCTGTTGTAGCATAATATTCCGTTGTGATAGCCGTCCCTTGGCATTTCGAACAGGTCAACCGTGTTGATACCTGCAAGGCAAAGTATCATCTTGGCCACGTCACGCCCAATCTCTGGCACCGGGTCAATGAACTTCGTTTCCGGCAATGGAGCGGCAAAGAACAGTCGGCATTCCTCCGGGCTGATGGCAATCTTTGTCGAGCGGTCCGCCTGTGGTATCTTCACCTTGCCCCAAGGGTTCGTCCTGATACGGATGATGCCGTTGTCATAGTCGTTGTATTCCTTGATGGCAGCTCTGAACACTTGCCTTATGCACACAGGGTACATTTCCTTTGCCCTGTGTGTCTGCTCCAACGTCGCAATCCATCGGTTCACAAACGTCGAAGTCAGCTGTCCGAACATCAGTCGGTTGGTACCTGCAAACCTCTCCATGTGCTGCAACGCCAGTTTGTAGTTCTTGGCTGTCCGCACCTGTCCGTTGTCAATCATACGGTCTATGTGAAGTGCAGCATAGTCAGAGAAGCACAAGTCTTCGTCCTCCTTGGTCACATACTCGATAACCTGCCTGACGTTCCATTTGGTACAGTCAACCCTGTTGAGTAGTTCTGTAAACCTAAGAATACGCCTTGCGCAATACTCGTTCACGAAAGGGTCTGTTATGTTACCTTCCTTGTCAAGTTGCTTTTTGGTTACAACCTTGTCCGTCTTGATGTATCCTGGTTTGCGGTTCTGCATCACCCGAATGTAAACTTGGTAGAAGCCGTCCTTTCGTGGCGTTCTTACCGTTGCTTTGAATAGAGCCATAATTTCAATTCTATTTTATCGTTCATCAAAAATCGTTTGTAAGCACTTGTAAGCACGACCACCATATTTTGTGTAAGTTTTTGTAAGCAACCCCTACACATTCTGCACGATAATCGTGCAGAACGTGTAGACCTACCAAAAACAATTTAGGCGGCAAGCCTCTTTATTATCAGAGACTTACCGCCTAACTCGTTAGTTACGAGGGCTTATCTTATTATTCCTCTACAGCAGCCTGCGCAGCTGCGAGACGTGCGATGGGCACACGGAAAGGTGAGCAACTTACGTAGTTAAGACCTACCTTGTGGCAGAACTTAACTGATGAAGGTTCACCACCATGTTCACCGCAGATACCGCACTTGAGTTCGGGACGAACTGTGCGACCCTTGTTTACTGCCATTTCTACCAACTGACCTACACCATTCTGGTCGAGAACCTGGAAGGGGTCAACAGAGAGGATCTTCTTCTCGAGGTATACAGGCAAGAAGCTTGCGATATCGTCGCGTGAGTAACCGAATGTCATCTGAGTAAGGTCGTTAGTACCGAAGCTGAAGTATTCAGCACGTGATGCAATCTTATCGGCTGTAAGAGCAGCACGAGGAATTTCAATCATCGTACCTACCTTGAAGGGGATTTCGAGGCCTTCTTCCTTGAAGAGTGCTGCAGCTTCGTCGCGGATAACCTTCTCTTGTGCTTCGAACTCATAGAGAATACCTGTGAGAGGTACCATGATTTCGGGGTGAGGATCGAGACCTTCACGCTTCAAGTCGATTGCTGCAGAAAGGATGGCACGAGTCTGCATCTGCGTGATTTCAGGATAAGTGTTACCCAAACGGCAACCACGGTGACCGAGCATCGGGTTGTGTTCGCAGAGGCTTTCTACACGCTGACGGATGTATTCAACTGTTACACCCATAGCTTTTGCCATTTCTTCTTGACCCTTAGGATCGTGAGGAACAAATTCGTGGAGAGGAGGATCGAGCAAACGTACGTTTACGGGATAGCCGTCCATAGCACGGAAGATACCCTTGAAGTCTTCCTTCTGGTAGGGAAGAAGCTTAGCAAGTGCCTTCTTACGGCCTTCTACGTTCTCAGCAAGAATCATCTCACGCATGGCGATGATCTTTTCGTTGTCGAAGAACATGTGTTCTGTACGGCAAAGACCGATACCTACTGCACCAAACTTACGAGCAACTTCTGCATCGTGCGGAGTATCAGCATTGGTACGAACTTGCAAACGAGTATACTTAGCACAGAGATCCATCAAGGCAGCAAAGTCACCTGAAAGTTCGGCAGCCTGAGTTTGGATTTCGCCTTGATAAACGCGACCATTAGTACCATTCAATGAAATGTAGTCACCTTCGTGGAGCACTACACCGTCAATTTCTACAGTACGGTTTTTGTAGTCAACATTGATAGCGCCAGCACCACTTACGCAGCACTTACCCATACCACGAGCAACTACGGCAGCGTGTGAAGTCATACCACCACGTGCAGTAAGGATACCTTCAGCAACAGCCATACCTGCGAGGTCTTCGGGTGAAGTTTCGATACGAACCATCACAACCTTGTGACCATCTTCGTGCCACTTAGCTGCATCGTCAGCGAAGAATACAATCTGACCACAGGCAGCACCCGGACTTGCGGGCAAACCACGAGTAAGTTCTTTAGCCTTGCCCAAGGCATCCTTTGAGAATACGGGGTGAAGGAGTTCGTCGAGTTTTTGAGGTTCGCAACGTTCAATGGCAGTCTTTTCGTCGATCATGCCCTGACGGAGGAGATCCATGGCGATTTTAACCATGGCAGCACCTGTACGCTTACCATTACGAGTTTGGAGGAACCAGAGTTTACCTTCTTGTACGGTGAACTCCATATCCTGCATATCGTGGTAGTGCTCTTCGAGCTTAGTCTGGATAGCATCGAGTTGGCGATAGATTTCGGGCATAGCCTCTTCCATAGAAGGATATTCAGCCTTACGCTGTTCTTCGCTAATGCCTTGTAACTCAGCCCAACGACGTGAACCTTCGAGTGTAATTTGCTGCGGAGTACGGATACCAGCCACAACGTCTTCACCCTGTGCATTAACTAACCATTCACCGTTAAAGAGGTCTTCGCCTGTAGCAGCGTCACGACTGAAGCATACACCTGTAGCCGAAGTAGCGCCCATGTTACCGAATACCATAGCCATAACAGTTACGGCAGTACCCCACTCTGCGGGAATACCTTCCATCTTACGATAGAGGATAGCACGTTCGTTCATCCATGAATCAAACACAGCGCAGATGGCACCCCAAAGCTGTTCCATAGGATCGGTGGGGAATTCCTTCTTAGTCTGTTCTACGATAGCCTTCTTGAAGCGCACTACGAGTTCTTTAAGGTCTTCAACCTCGAGTTCATTGTCGAGTTTAACGCCCTTAGCTTCCTTCACCTCGTCGATGATAGCTTCGAAGGGGTCAACGTCTTCTTTGTTTACGGGCTTCATGCCGAGTACTACGTCGCCATACATCTGTACGAAACGACGATAAGCATCGTAAGCGAAACGAGGATTGCCAGTTTTGCGAGCCAAGCCTTCAACCACTTCATCATTCAAACCAAGGTTGAGGATGGTATCCATCATACCTGGCATTGAAGCGCGAGCACCTGAGCGAACAGAAAGCAAAAGGGGATTTTCTACGTCACCAAATTTGCTATTCATCAACTCTTCAGTTTGATGTAAGCTCTTTTCAACTTCTTCCTTAAGCAAAGCTACTACTTGGTCTTTGCCAATTTCGTAGTATTCGTTGCACACATCGGTGGTAATGGTAAAGCCCGGGGGTACGGGTACACCGATAAGGTTCATCTCTGCAAGGTTTGCACCCTTGCCACCCAATTCATTGCGCATGTCAGCGCGTCCCTCTGCCTTTCCGTTACCGAAAGTGTAGACTCTTTTGATGTTATTCATGTATTTTTCTTAATTGAATTGTCATCTGTTAATAATGTTTTCTACAGTCGGATATCGGTTGTTATACCAAATACTTGCGCAAATATATAATTTTGGAATAAAACACGCAAGTTTTATCCTAAGAAATTGCATGTCGACTTTAAAAAAACGTGGTTTTAGTGTTAAGAATAATTGATTTTAAGTCTTAAAGAGGCGTTTTACGCCCTTAAAACACAGTATTACTTTTTAGTGTTTTTCTATAGCATTGACAACATATAGATTACAAAATTACAGAATGGACAACACAATGCAACAAAAGGAGTTCTGCCCCTATTTGTTGCATTGTGTTGTAATCTGTAGCATGAAGATGGGGCTATAAAACAGATTTTTTTATTCTATTTATCCCCCAATCTTCCATTTTTTCAAAAAATCAACCACGGAAGTCCTTAGCCAACCCACCCTCAGAAGTTTCGCGATAAAGCGAGGGGAGGTCGTGTCCGGTTTCTTTCATTACCTCGACTGTTTTGTCATAAATGATGCGGTGTGCCCCATCCGAAAGATTGGCATATATATTTGCATCGAGGGCACGAGCCGCAGCATGTGCATTGCGTTCAATGCAAGGAATTTGCACCAAACCGCATACAGGGTCGCAAGTCATTCCTAAGTGATGCTCTAAGCCCATTTCGGCAGCATATTCGATGGTAGCCAACGAACCGCCAAACAAATAGTTAGCAGCAGCTGCTGCCATGGCACATGCCACGCCTACTTCAGCCTGACAACCAGCCTCAGCCCCCGAGATGGAGGCACGACTCTTGGCAATATTGCCCACGATACCTGCTGTGGCAAGTGCATGGAGAATGCGCGTTTCTTGGAACTTACGAGTTTTGCTAAGATGATAGAGCACAGCCGGAACCACGCCACTTGCGCCACAAGTAGGAGCTGTCACAATAGTACCCCCCGAAGCATTTTCCTCGCTCACTGCCAAAGCATAGGCAAACACAAAAGCACGCGACTGAAGATTTGTGGGATAGCCCATTGCACGGATGTAATAATCGGGTGCTTTGCGACGAAGCTTTAGTGCCCCAGGCAACACCCCTTCGTGTTCAATGCCACGCTCTACAGCCTCGCACATGGTGTGCCACACCTTTTCAAGATAATCCCAAATTTCGGTACCCTCGCAGTGCTGCACATATTCCCAATACGACACGCCACGCTCTTCACACCATTTTTGAATGTCCGACAAATGATCGAGGTCATACACATCGGGCGTATCGGTTTGCACTTGTCCTTCTTCGACTAAGGCTCCCCCACCCACACTGTAAACGGTCCACGCATCTTGAAAATCGCCATTATTTTTGCGCACCTCAAACTTCATGCCATTCGGGTGGAAAGGCAACACAATTTCAGGACACCAAATAAGTTCTGTGCGATTTTCACCCAACACCTGTAGTATTGCGAAATCGGTTAAGTGTCCCCTACCCGTAGCCGCAAGACTACCATAAAGCGTTACACGAAAACCTTGTGCATCGGGGTGTTTTCTTAAATAAGTTTCGGCAGCTGTACGCGGGCCGATGGTATGCGATGAAGACGGACCTATGCCGATGCGATATAATTCTTTGAGAGATTTCATTTTTTTTGAAAAATATTTTTGAAGAAGAGGGCGTAGCTTTTATGCTATTACGATAAACTACTGCCCTACTCTTATTTACATTTCCTTGATAAAGCCACGTCTATAAGCCACGAGCAGTTTTTCGAGGTCAGCAATTTGCTCGCGCAATTCTGCACCCTTATCTGTATCGTTCACCATAGCACGATGCCCCATCATCTCCACAATTTGAGTGGTCGATTTGATGTCTGTGCCATTAAGAATCGCCTCTTCGGTCGAAGTAAATGGCGCATGCTGCACCAATTGGAAACCGCGTGAGTGATAAACTAAAGTATACCCTGCAATACCCGTAGTGTTATGATAAGCCTTAGCAAATCCGCCATCAATCACCATGAGTTTGCCTCCAGCCTTAATGGGGTTTTCGCCATTCGATGCACGCACAGGCACATGTCCGTTAATAATATGTCGGTGCTTACCTGCCACCCCAAACGAATCCATTAAGTGGTCGCATACATCGGCATTATCGCGCAGCGTGTAATAATACCCCTTTGCCTCCTTATGCGTGTTTTTATCTTCAATGAAGTAACGCTCAAAGGTAGACATTTTAGACTTATCGAACAGAGGTGAGTCGGGACCACACCACAGATACCAAAAGTAATCAGAAGCACGAAGTCGTTCGGTAGCATCAGCATCCTCATCAAAGCCTTCGCGCACCAACTCCTCTACCCTCTTCATCAGATCACGTCCCGACACGGTTTGACCTTCCACGTCGATCTCCTTAAGCGAACCATCCTGATTCATAGGCACAGAGGCATGGAACAACAAGTTAGAATTATAAATGCCATACATGCTGCCATGGAGCAATAATTGCTGCACATGCGCCTGCAAACGATCTGAGATGAGGAATGAATGCTGCAAACGATTAATAAGGTCTTCCTCCTCGGCTGTAAGTTGGTAAGGATTCGCAGGGTCGAGTGTGGGGAAGTTTAAATCGGTCAACGGATATTCAGTTCCATCTACGCAGCAAGTGCCCTTTTCAAAATCAATGGTTTCCAACAATTTTCTATCATCCATTTTCCACTCAGGATGTTGTTGGTAGAGCTGTCCTTCGAGTTTAAACTGTATGATGGCAATCGCCTTGTGCATCTGTGCGATGAGTTTACACGTCTTTTCGTTAGGACGACGGTTTGGGTCTTCTATTTTAGGATAGAACACCTTGCAAGGGTCATCGGCATAAGTCTCCATGGCAAAAGTAGCCATAGGCACCATATTTATGCCATATCCCTCCTCTAACGTTTGCGTATTGGCATAGCGGAACGATAATCGCAACACGCTGGCGATGCAAGCCTTATTGCCCGCCGCAGCCCCCATCCACAAAATGTCGTGGTTACCCCATTGGATGTCCCAGTTATGATATTTGCTGAGCGTATCCATAATAAGGTGTGCGCCCGGTCCACGATCGAAGATGTCGCCAAGAATGTGGAGTTGGTCGATAGACAAGCGCTGAATAAGTTCGCAAATAGCCATTACAAAACCTGCGGCACGTCCTGTGCCAATAATGGTTTGAATAATCACGCCCACATAAGCCTGCTTGTTGCGATCATCGCTGCTTTCGTGCAGCAATTCCTCAATGATATAAGCAAACTCAGGTGGCAAACTCTTACGAACCTTTGAGCGAGTATATTTAGAAGACACATTGCGGCAAACAGCAATGAGTTGGTTGAGCGTAGTTTGATAATAGTCTGACAGGTCAGTATCATTTTGCTTTACCAGTTCCAACTTTTGTTTGGGATAGTAAATCAGCGTACAGAGGTCGCGGATTTCTTTTTCGCGCAATGTGTTGCCAAACAGTTCCTTCACTTTACGTTTTATATTGCCCGATGCATTTCGCAACACATGCTGGAACGCTTCTGTCTCGCCGTGCAAGTCGGCAAGGAAGTGCTCTGTAGGTTTGGGCAAATGCAGGATGGCCTCCAAGTTTATAATCTCGGTTGTCACTTGTGAGATAGTAGGAAAATCTCTTGCTAAGAGCTTCAAATATCTCATATCCGCATTAATGTTTCGGTTTGAAATTGTTGTCTTTGGCATAGTCTTAAATTTTAATGGTTCAAAGTTAGTGCAAGGTGAGTGAAGGACAAAATGAAAATCAAAAAATTTTCATTTTTTCTTCCGAACCGCAGCCTAACTTCGCGATAGCAAAGTAGTGCAAGGTGAGTGAAGAACAAAATGAAAATCAAAAAATTTTCATTTTTTCTTTCGAACCGCAGCCTAACTTCGCAAAGCAAAGTAGTGCAAGGTGAGTGAAGAACAAAATGAAAAAACTTTAGACCTTCTACCACCCCAATTATCTGAAACACCCTTGATGATGTCAATAGGAATGATTTTTGCCATGATGAGATACGTTTTAAGGTTAGAAAATAGCTCCAAAAAGCGTTCTGTATTCCTTCGGAATGATATCGGAATGATATCGGAATGATATCGGAATGATATCGGAATGATATCGGAATGATATCGGAATTTTCATCCGCCAAAATGGAGCGTGTTTTATCAAGCTTGCAAGTGCAAAGTTACAACACAAAAAAGGGTAATCCAAATTTTTCGCAAATTTGTGGCGTTTCGAAATGTTAAAATCGATTCACTCTTATAGTGTTTATTGGGGTAAAATAATTTTTTTGTACCGCGAAAGTGTGCAAATTTTAAAAAGTCACTTTTGGCAATGGTGACCGAAGGCTAGATCGCGAAATAAAAGTAAAGATAATAGAGTTAATACGCCTTACATTTTAGCCATAATGAAGTGCTATCTAGCATTTTGCTTAGGCAATAGAAAAATCGCGCAAGTTTTCTTCGCACATTTACAGGGAAAATGTGGATTACTGAAAACTCATTACTAACCCTTTATATTAACATTTATATTTGTTAACTCAAAATTAAGAAATATTTCAAATGACAAAGTGACACTTAATTGCTTGATTATCAATATTTTAAGGTGTCACTTGTCATTTGTCACTTTCGCTTTCACCCTAAGTTTGCAGTAATTTTCCCTGTATTTATGGTTTGGATTTCTGCGTGATGAAAAGTGTTCAAAATTCGAAAAAATCTGCATGGTTTGATGTGTTTCGTTATTGATTAGTGGCATGTTTAGGGGGATTAATGAACATTAATGCTCAAACAAAAACTCGCAAAGCGAAGAATTGATGTTTACAGCTGCGGTGTGGAACATTACCCAATTCATTGACGAGATTTTTAGGCAATCACTTGCATACCTCAAGTATTTTGACGATTTTTGCATTCGAGTTGTACGCTGATTAAAACTTAATGTTTTGGAACACCACTAAGTAACTAAAAATCAGCGACATGTACAACTTTTCACTCACGTTTATCAACTTAAATTAATTCCGCTAACAGGTAATTATTAGTTGACGTCGCAGTATTAAAGTATTTAATTTAAGAAGAAATGAAAAAGAAACTTTTTTATTTGATTATGTGTGCGATGCCTTGTGTTATGGTTGCGCAAACCACAGGCGAGGAGGCAGGGCATACTTGGATTGATTTGGGATTGCCCAGTGGCGTTAAATGGGCTTCGACCAATATAGGTGCGAATCGTCCTCAAGACGCGGGAAACTACTATGCATGGGGCGAAACGACCTTGAAAACAGATTTTCGATGGGCTACCTACGCTCATGGAACAGGTTATAAATCGCTCACAAAGTACTCTAATTCTGATGGGTTATTATCGCTTGATGCTGCCGACGATGCCGCTTCTTGTACATGGGGTGGCACATGGCGTATGCCCACCAAGGATGAATGGGTAGAACTTCAAGCGAATTGTGTTTGGACATGGACAGACGACTACAACCAAACAGGTGTCGCTGGATATGTAGTTGCAAGCAAAAGCAGCGATGCTTCACTCTTTTTGCCTGCAGCAGGTTGTCGTTATGCCAATCAATTTAACGAGAAAGGTGTACACGGATACTATTGGTCGAGTTCGCTCTTCCAAAACCCTACTTACTACGGCTCTGCCTACCAGTTGCAATTCTTTAAGGATTATTTCAAACCAGATTGGAATTACACACGCTATTACGGTTCTTCTGTGCGTGGGGTGTGTAAACCCTAAACAACAAGGCGTGTGGGCGTCACGCAATCTTCAATGTAAGAATGATGCCTACTGATTGTAAAAATAATTTTGAACATCTACTTGATACAGATAAAATGAAAAAAACATCGATTATATTTGCATTGGCATTCGCACTGGGCATCATGCTTCCATTTTCTTCGGCAAAAGCGAAGAAAGTGCAATATTGGGCAAAAGGCGTCAGCGTAGAGGGCGGTTGGTACAACACCTTTCAGTTTACGAATGGTTGTTGGGCTGCCGTTAGTAGCAACATGATAGCTTGGTGGCAAGATCGCATAAAGGAACGATACATCTACACTGGGAAATGCTGGGACCCTGAGGAAATCAATCGGGAGTTTGACCGCAACACCTACTTTGGTGATAATGGTGACTATGTGTTTAAGGCCCTCGATTGGTATCTGAAAGAGACGCACCCCACCATCGTTTACTCACGTACCGATAATTATCAGAATTACCTCCCTGTATATGACTACGATAATCCCATCATCTTTACGCGAGGCTACATAGATTCAAACGAAAAGATATTAACCGATGTATTGTTGGCTTATTTCACTACGGGTAACTACATTGCACAAATTCGTGACAATAACCATGCTTGGACATTGTGGGCAATTGAAGTAGACACTGAAACAAAGAAAATCACGCGTATATGGGTGACAGATTCTGTGCCTAATGATCGCAATAATCCCAAAAAGGAAATATTTGCCCTCGAGCCCAAACGCTATAATGACTATTTCTATTTCGAACGAGGTATCTATGACGAGGAGAATAATGCTTGGGACGTTCAGGCACTTCACCCAGAGGAACTGACCTTTTTTGGTATAGAAGGCAGATTCTTAGTTGATTCTGAAGGCAAACCCGTGTTCGAATCAAATTCACCCGCTGCTCCCACCCAAGTGGAAGTAAAGATGAACGCAGCCGACCAACTGCAAGACGTGGCATCTATTGCCACCTTTAGCGCACCCTTTGACGCTGTTGTGCCCGATGGTGCAAAAGCATGGTACATTAAGCAAGTCGACGACAACAAGGCACAACTCACTGCGGTGCCCGAAGGCTATGCCATCCCTGCCGAACAAGGGGTTTTGTTAACCACTTACTCTGCAACCGACATGCTAGTTATGAAACAAGCTGACGCCTCGACCTCTGTGGCAGAACTAACAGGCAACCTTTTGCAAGCTAGCGCTCAGGGCGACCACATGATTGCATCCGACGATAATGCTTATGTGCTGGCTATCCAACAGGGACAAATGGCTTTTTACCGTGCCAAAGTGGGTAGCACATTGCCACGTTACAAGGCTTATTTGCAATGGAACGCAACCTTCCCTGCCATAACTATGAACTTTGCCGGCATGCAAACTGCGATAAGCAATGTGGTAGGTAATGAAACAAACACGCCCATCGCAGTTTATAGCATCGATGGTCGTAAATGTTCATCCACTCAAGCCAAGGGAGTGTATATTGTAAATGGTAAAAAAAGAATGCTTAAACCCTAAAAACGCAAACATGACAACGAATTTTAAAAAGGTATACTCCGCTCCCAAATCGCAGCAATACGCTTTCGTTACGGAACAATTATTGGCTTCATCGCCCAAAATCAGCATCAATGACGACATTGAGGTTGATGCTAGCACATCGTTTTCGAACGCTAAGAGTTGGGACTGCATGAATTGGACAGACCAACCTACTGATTAGGGGGGCAAAATTCAAAAAATGTTCTGCATGATTTTTTCGGATTTTTATCGACGATAAAATCATGCAGAACATTTTTTTGATTTTAAACACCCTACCCCCTATGCTAGGGTGTTCAAAATCCATTTAAAATTTCCGCACGAAATTGGCAAGGTTTTTGTACGGCAGGGGCAATTGATTTTTAACATTCAAAGTAGTAAAATAGTTGTCTAAAAAATGCATAGCTCGTTGATTTTTAGTAACTTTACACAATAAAATAAAGCAAAAAGTTATGAAGAAATCAGCTAACGAAAAAGAAATAGAAA